CCCTTTCGAGATAAGGTTAATCGTTTCACGATTTGACATTCTAATTACTCTCCCATTATAGGACTTGTTATCATGATTAAAGACACGGCCGATACCACTATATCAGTGGTGAGCAAACTAGCCGGTTTAATTGAATCTGCTAAAGGCTCAACCTTAACTGAGGTCACTCGCTCTACACGCGTCGAACCCATCGTGATGATGGAATCTCGTCTGCGTAATGAACCGTTTATGACTGATGTACTTCAAACACTTTCATCTATCTTTGCCGGCTATTATCTACAAGCCGTAGCAGTGCTGACGAAAGTTAATGGCGTTGAAGTTGTAAAAACATTAGACCGTTTGTCCACAGAACGTTCACCGATTGATTCTATCGGTATTGAAGCATACAAGCATGGATTACCTAACTATGATTCAAAAACCGTAGGGTCGGTCGCTGTGTCTTTGCTACCAGGTGTGGAAAGCCAATCGCTAAATGAACTGACAACCGTTAATAATTTAGCAGTTGGTAAGCTGTTCGAGGTAACTGTAGGTGTGGGTGATCAAAAGGTCACAATTCCGATGTCGATTCGTTTGAATGTAAAAGACATCAACACCCAAGGTATGGTTCATATTTTAGCCGCCGGGGTTAAGGATAACAGCGCTAAGGAGCGTTATCATCGTTGGAGAGCAGGTGAGTTAACGTTCATCAAAGATCTACTGTTATCTCAAGACATCATCGATGCGCGCAAACAGGCGATGCTCGAAGACAAAACAAATACGTTGGCCCGCATTGAGAGTCGTCGTAACAAAAACCGTCTCTCAGGTATCCTATCAGGGAAAGCATCATTAAACGATGCATCAGGTATCGTTGTTGTATCTGCTGAAACCGCAGAATCTATCGAGTCTGAAATCGGTGGGAAATTAAGTAAGTTTAAGCACCGTGAGGCGTTGTTTAAAAATGCCTTCATCATGCTAATGGCTGTCATCGACACCGAGTGGGAGCGTGTTACGATCTACCACCGTGGTATCGAAGATGAAACAGACTTAAGTTACCGTGATCTTCAGACCGCCAACAAACGTTCTGGCCCTGACGTCATTGAATTGCTTAAAGCATTTCAAGCAGGTAACGCACCTCGTTTATAAGGAAACGATTTTATGAAACTTACAGCCCTTTTTGCCTCTCTCCTTCCGTCTACCTCTAAAGAGACGCTACTAGGGGACATTAATCTGATACGTGAATCGATTAACGTCTATACGTTACCGGTTTATAAAACGGCTTCTGATATGGCACGCAATGCACCGCTTAAAGGTGAGATTGCCGAGATGTTGGAAAAGAAAGCCAAACGTGAACTTGATCTGTATAAAGACAATGCATTACAGACAATCCACACGGCGTTATCTCGAGCAGTGGTTAACCTGTCTGTGGTTGAAGATCTAGTTCGTAAGAATGTTGAACAAGACAGTCTAATGCGTGATGCGATGACTTATACCCAGGCAAGCATTTTACAATACATCCAAGTGGTGCGTTTTTGTTCAAGCTTTGCACGCCGTCTACTATTAGTAATGACTGAACAATCTGCTAATGTGTTATCGGACGAGTATAGTAAATCACGTGAGCGTGAGTTGGACTATGTAAAACAGTACATGGACGGCTTCCTCCGTGGAATCAATGCGGTAGGTGGTAAGAAACAGGATACAGTCGAAGCGTTTGAGAAGATTCCTGATATATTATTGGATCCTGAAACGGTTGATGTCACCAAACAAACGGTTGGTATTCGTCGCATCGACCCGTTTAAGTTTGATCTGATCCCTTATCGTTGGAACCCTATCTACCACTTGCGCATGGCCATTACTAATTGGCAAGTTCAAAATGCGAAGTTAGCACAGGAAGAACTGGAATCGTTAGAACTTCGGTTACTTCATCTTAAACAACGACGTGACGGTAAAGAAAATGCATCCATCGAACAACAAATCAACCACACTCAGGCACGCATCGACAAGTTGCGCTACAAACTCCATCGCGATGAGCAGAAGGCTGCCTAGTCGTCCACGCAACTATCGTAACTATGAGTCGGCCTGTTTTCAAAGTGGAATGGTTCAGCCATTCCTTAATGATAATAGCGAAACCTATTACAGTTCTGAAGATATCCACAATACTCTTTTGGGTTTTATCGAAGCTGTAAAATATCGTAAGACTGATAAGGTCCCTATGGATATGGTTAACGATGTGGTCAAATATGCTATTTGGTTGACATCAGGTCAGCGTTTCTACGACCTACTTATCGCACAATGTGATAATGGTCAATTGAAAGATCAGACGCGAGACTTCTTGGTTGATACAGTCAATATGTTAGCCTGTGGTCATCGTATTATGAACGTCCATACGTGGCTACGTTTATTTACCACAACCGAAGCAAGTTATAGCGCGTCTAAAAGAGGTCCTATTAAAGATCACGCTTTATATGACGCGTTAAAAGCAACGTTGCCCGCTAACCCTATAGCGACATGGCTTGCCATGGACGGTGGTTTTGAAGACCTCGTAACAACGCTGTATATCTTATTTGCCCAGTCCAATCGCGACCCATGGCAGATTACCCCTAACCGGGTGTAGTTTTACGTAAAACTATTTGAATGTTTAATTAAGCAAACTTTATATAAAGGGAGTAAGACAATTATGTCTAACCGTTTAAAATCTCTACTGGCCACTACAGCGCCGTCTGTATCGGTTGAAGAACACAGCAACAAGACTAAGGTTGACGTTGCTTTATCTCAAGTTGAATTAACTGGTGTTGCGTTGGAAAACGCTGAAGCTAAACTTGACCTTGAGTCTATCAGTGTTGAACAATCGAATGCTGATATCACTGAACTGGAAGAAATTGCAGTAGGTCTGGAGTCTATCCAAGCCGCTGCTCAAGCAACGATTGCTGATGGTGGCCTTAAACGCGCAGCTGCGGCGATGATGCATGTTGCTATTGAAGGTTATGCTAACCGTTTAGGTCTGGAAGAAGCGATGGTACCTGCTATTGAATCATTTGGTTCTGAAGGCGAAGCCATGACAGCTACCCAAGTGTCGGTTGAAGGCATTAAAGATGTTATCAATCGCGTATGGGAAGCCGTGAAAGCAGCGGTAATGAAAGCATACGAAGCAGTAGCTAACTGGTTTAAACAGTTCTTCATCAATGCTGAGAAAATCAAAACACGTGCTGAAAAGGTTAAAGAGTCTGTTAAAGACAAGACCGGTGATGCCGAAGAAGCCAAAGTTTCTGTTGGCGGTGCGGTAGCAAAACTCCACAAAGGTGGTAAGTTGGCATCTGTTTCTGCCGCAGCCAGTGACGTTAAAGACCTTCTGGGTGACGTACTGGGCGCACAGAGCATTCTGTCTAAGAAAGCAGGTGACCTAGCTGACATCGTTGGTAAAGTTTCTGCAGCGACTCCTGAAGATGCTGCTGCGCAAGTGGTTGCAGCTAAAGAGTTGGTTGGTGGTGCAAGCGACGCTTTTAAAGGTGCCTTGAAACTGACTGAAAAATCTGAAGGTGGTGAAACTGCGCTGTACTCTGAAGAACTGCCGGGTGGTAAACAAGTTAAAGTAGTTGCCGAAGACGGTAAATACTCTGCTTCTTTAGTCGATGCCGGTGAAGTGAAGCTTGCTGATGCCGATAAAGAAGTTGACACTCTGTCTGTTGCCGACATCGAAAGTCTTTGTGACGTGGTGGTTGATTGTACAGACGTCCTGGGCGGCGCTAAGAAAACTGTCTTTGAAGATGGTAAGAAAGTTAAAGACGACCTGATCAAAGCGGGTGCCGATTCTGCTGGTAAGCTCAAAGACGACACTGATAAAGTGGTTGCTGACAGCACTCAGTCTTTAGTACGCATGCTGCCTGTATTTACTCGCATGGTTGACCAGCCATCTATGGCACTTTTAGCCCACTCTGCTAAAGCGCTAGGCGCGGTACTGGATATTGCTGCTGCATCTGCAAAGCAATACAAGTAAGTTAGTTGTCTTCTAGGAGGAGGTTACTCCTCCTACTCCCTGTTATTTAATTAACATTCATTGATTTAAGTATTTAGGAAAAAGAAAATGCGTAAATTCTTTCAAGAACCAGCTGTAGCTAAACCAGCTGTAGTAGCATTAAGCGCCGATGAGCAGATGGAAGCGATGGTTGCCTCTGAAGAGAGCTTTCAGGAATTCATCCAACTTGAAGCCGAAAACGCTCGAGCTATGGAGATTGCTGCCGGTTTAGAAAATTTAGCGATGGTTGCTGATCATGTTAAATCTGCGTCTAACACCGACTTGGCTTTCTTTGATGCCGGTATTGACCTTGCCTTAGTAGGCACTGGTATCTCATCTGAATCTATCGTTCCAGGCCTGGAAGATATGGAAGGTAGCGTGATCTCAACTGAATCTGTAAAAGAAACAGTTGACAAAATCTGGACAGCGATTAAGAAAGTCATCGAAAACATGTGGAAACAAATCCAGATCTTCTGGGGCAATTTGGTTAAAGCTGCACCTGGTCTGAAACTGCGTGCTGAAGCATTGTCAGAAAAGGTAGCCGAGTTAGGTTCTGCATCAACTGATGCGAAAACGTTCTCTGCCGGTAATGCGTTAAAGACATTATCTGTTGACGGTAATTTGCCGAAGAAAGGGTCTGACGTTATCGAAGGTCTGTCTTTGGTTGAATCCATTGCCAGCCACCTTTATGGTAAGTACAAAACTGACATGATCAAGATTGGTAAAGACGTTGACTCTGCACTGTCTGCTTTTGATCTGACCTCTATCGATACTGCCAAAAGTTCACTGGATGCAGTAACGTCTGCTTACGCCGGCCTTCATGATCTTAATGAGTTCAAAGGCGTTAAGATGGTTAAAGTAGGTCGTGATGTACGCTTCAACCGTTCTGAGACTGTTGAAGCTGCCCACCTGCCAACTGACAAATCTATCTTCAGTGTAAGCTTCCCGGCTGATGAGTCTGAAGACGTACTGGGTCGTGCTGAGCGTATCCGTAAGTCAACGTTGATGTTGATGGAAACTACTGCCGGTGACGCTAAAGCGAAAGATAAAGAAGCTGAGATGGAAGTCTTTGCTACTTCTGACGTACTTACTATCGCCGAGCGTTGTGTGGCACTGTCCAGTATGGTTGCTGATCATGACGCTAAAGCAGTTAAGTCTGTTGCTGACGGTATCATCAAAGCGTCTGATGCGTTGAACAAGAAGTTTAAAGATGCCAGCAAAGAAGAAGGCGGTGTTGCCTCTGCTTCTAGCTATGTTGATTCTGCAATGAAATTCAACGTGGCATTCACTTCGGTTTCTACTAAGTTCGAAGCCCAGCTCGCGCGTCTTGCAATGACCACTGTACGTGCAGCGCTGTCTGTTGCGCAGTCTAACTTATCCCAGTATAAGAAAGACAAAGCGTAAGTGATGAGCGTCTAAAAAATCCCAACATCTGGGTCGTAGGCTAGGAGGAATTCCTCCTAGCTTTATGCCGTATATCTATGATGGGATGTGCTGTCATTCGTTCACGCAAACAAGTTGATTATATCGTTCTTCCCTGGCAACTTGATATTGTGAACATGGGTGTAGGTTTTGGGTTGGGCTATTCACCTACACCCCTCTTTTCTGACACCCCATCTAACTGTCTGATGGTAGAGGTAGGTTTTTCCTTTATTTTCCCTATCTCAATCAACGCTCTGGACAAGCGTCCAATGTCAGACAGTGTTTGGCCACTAGTGGTGGCTGCTAAGAGGGATGGGGGCTGTGATGGTCCCCATCCCTGCTTATGCCGTCAGGGATGGTATGAATTTAAACGTCAGACGTATTACGTATGACTATATAACGATTTATTTAATGGAATTAACACCATGCCACGTATTGCGATTGATTGCGGCGATAGCTACGATAGCGTTATCCGCCCTACTGTTTTGACGGTAGTAGAACAAGTAAAGAAGGTGACGGGACTAGGTCGCGTCAAAACGCTATTTACGGGTGATCCAAATAACACACCTCAAGTAGGTAGTCTGATAGACAATCCAGAAAAAGATGTTACCTTTACTAACCAGGAATACCTACAGTTAGAAGTACGTACGGAGTATATGGACTCTGATCTTTTAACGAATAATGTTTTTAATCGAAACAACATTCCTCTTTTTAGAGACATTGACTTAGGTGTGTATATGGCACCGGTAGTCGGACATACCCGTGCTACAATCAGTGTCCGCTATAAAGCGCAAAGTCGTAACGATGCAGATAGATGGCTATCTGAAATAAAGCGTCGAACTGCCCAAGGATTTAAAGAACTGACTCATGATGTTGAGTATCATTATCTTATCCCACGCGAGCTATTGGTGATCTTAGACCAGATCCATAAAAAACGAGAAGCGGTAGCAGGGTATGGTGAGGATCTCAATCGCTACCTCACCGATCATTTCCATGAGAAAGTTACCTGGTTCACGAATCAAAGTGGGCAGCGTAAGGCTTTGGGTGTCAGAGAGAAACAGACGGGGATATTGGGATACTTTAATTTCGATTCCTTGCCTGAAATTGAAAAAGGTGAAACAGGTAACTGGATAAGTCAGTTTGATTACATTGTTGAATTTGACAGACCACACTCAGTAGTGATGCAATATCCACTGGTTGTCCATAACCAGCTACTTGACACTAAGTATTTTGATGACACTATAGACTTCAACCAAACCCTTGAACTTTATCTAAGTAGTGTTTTTAATCAAGGGATGGATGTCACTGTTAATCGCCATCGCCTACCTGCGCTGTCTACTTTATTAGGTTACGCTGTACCTGCTTTTGATGAATGGCTACCGCAAGAGGTCCCTATGTCTACAACGACAATGGCTAGAATATTACTGGCTGTGGATGTCGATAACCCTCGCTATTTATGTAACATTGGAGAGCTAGGAGACTTTGCATTAGTTGATGAGGTAATTACGTATCTGAAACGCCGTCATGACTTTGCGACAACACTCAAAGCGTCTCCAATATTCTTTAGTCTGTATCAAGATAATACCAGGATGTCTGATACGGTGATGCAGATGGATGATCAAGGTAATTTATTTACAACGGTTGATCTATCATTACGTCGAGTATATCACCTTAGAGTAGGTATCTTTAACGATCTAAGTCTGTTAAATGAGAAAGTATTAGAAGATCTCAGAATGGATGGTGAATTTGCCAAGATACTATTGATCGCACTTGAACCATCATTGCGTGATGATCCATTACTTGAGTTATTACCCGATGGCCGTTTACCTAAACGTAACTTTTGGGATGCCATTGCCCGTATTAAAGGAACGAACCGACACTACAAGAATAAAATTGAAGTCAATCGGTTTACTGTTGCCAGTCTATTAATAACCTCGCGTAGACGCTCGCGATACGTGTAAGGAGAGTTTATCATGCCGTTAATGGGACAACCTACCAAACCCAGCGCCTCTGAAGAGACGGAGTTAAAAAAGAAAACGGATGCAATTAATAAAATCGTAACGCCTATATCTCACCCAGAAGAGTCTCAGAGAGCTTTTCTTGAAGAGGTAATAGATACGCATCATTTACCAACAAACGCCCTTCTAACGCATATAGAGGGCTCAGATTGGACGGTTAACTATTACTCCCAGGTGTTAAGTCAGGGATCTGAAGCTAATCCCCAGTCTTTATCCCAAGATCCTGTTCACCAGCAGTACAGTTTAATTGTTGGGTTAGAGATTAAAGTTACCTCAGCTTTAGAACAGGCCCAGAATACAGAAGATGGTACGTTTACAGTAACGGGTACAGCAACAACATTACCTGGTCTGGTCCCTATGTCAGGGGATATGTTCACTGCTGATGTAGGTGATGGTCGAGTCGGTGTATTCACGCTAACCTCTTCTCGTCGTATGAGCATGATGCGTGATACAGTCCATGAGATCGAGTACATCATGACCGACTACCTTACTGCTGGGGTAGAAGATGATCTAAGTAGTAAAGTGGTTGAAACCCGTCACTTTAATATGGACTACTTATTAAACGGTGAAGACCCTTTCTTAGATACTGTTGATTTTAACCTGGAAGGGCAGTTAAAGGAAAGTTATTACCGAATGATTTCGTGGTATGTTCAGTTATTTTACAGCCGTGAATATAAAACACTGCTAGTTCCTGATAGCCAAGGTGTATTAACGTCTACCTACGACCCTAACGTGTTGAAGTTATTTCACTTAATCATCTCGCGCAATGACCTTGGACATGGTCCTTATCCCACCATTAAACAAGTAGGGGGTGATGTTGAAACTGACACACTCACGTTATGGGATGCGTTAGTTAAACGTGACCCAGACATTTTACGCTTTGCTGCAACCCATTCTCGCAGAGTGCTTGCATCGGATTTTTCTATCCAACCCTTCTTCTCATCTATTGCTGTTACTAACATTAAACATGTTATTTGGCCTGCATCGGAGTTAACTCACAAAGAGAAGCGGGGCGGGGTAAATAGGAACGATCTACTCGCTGCGATTCCTGAATCTACCGTTTTAAATTATGGTTCACCAGATACGGTTATGTTGCGTGAACCCGATATAGATAGCTTCTATGTATTTAGTAAGCCGTTTTATGAGGGTGATGCGGAACAGATGTCTCAGCTGGAATATATGGTTGATCAGTATTTGGATGGTGATGCACTTAACTTAAGTGACATTAAAGACATCATCGACGCGCTTTATGATGCAACCCCACTACAGCAATTCTACTATGTCCCGGTTATGCTAGTACTTATTAAAGTCTTTGTTAGGAATCTTTAACCATGCCAAGTCAACCTAAATCAAAACACACTAATGCTTATAAGTTGTTTAACTACCCGTTTATGATTTGGGTGGCTAACATCTATATGGTTAGTGATGTGGAAGTAGAACAGATTGGTACATTCTCCACCGGTAATACTATTAAAGATGAGAACCTTGCTCGTCAGGAATGTCGTAGGATGGTAACTATTGCCAAGATGGCTGAAATTGTAGACATGGGAGGTAGCTTTAGTTTTATCAATGGTGTCGATGCACAACGGGCTTATGATATTATTGTAGGACACTTAAGTGATTGGGTTGATGCCATGAACCATCGGGTTAACATGAGACGCCCACCCAAAGAAGATTTACGTAAACTCAATGAACTTGCCGAGTTGCTCTATACCAGCGCACGTCTTAAAATCATTGAAGATACGTCAGTGCCTACCCTGGTTCAAAAGCTGCTTAACATGTCACCCATGGCTGCGCCTACTAAATTGGTCCGTGATGGAGTAGCAGAGAAACATAGACACCCCATTGCCGATATGATTGCAGACGGTCAGGAACTTAAGGAAATGAGAAGATGGCGGGAATAGTAGATGATAGTGTTTTATATAACGACGTCATTGATATCGTCACCTCACCGTATTCGAATGTAGATGACCGTTACCGACCTGACAAACAGTACAAATATCGCCTTGAGATGTATGTTGGGGATAAAGCAATTGAGGCGATTAAGGTACTGGCTGTTGATATTAAACGCGATTTTCAAAATGAGTTTAGTCAATCGATGATCGTTGAAGCGGCGGTTGGCCTTGGTACCTACACCCATGAGATCTTTCCTAATAAACAAGGATTGACCGCTAAGTTGTATCGACAGTTGGTATTAACAGCTAGCAATGGTAAGGTGGTTAGTGATGCAGCTGAGGTCTGTTGGGAATATCAGTGTATTATTGTGGGTGAGCAATCACCAGCAATGGTAGCGTCAACAGAGGCTACGGCCGATAAAGAGACCGGTGATCGTTCTGATATCGTCTCTATTGAACTCCAGCTTATTGAACAGATCGTTGATGAGTTTCGTGTAGTTGAGGTAGGGGGTATCTTTAAGGACTGTACCGTTAAGCAAGTCTTAGAGTTGTTTTTTGCTAACGTTCAGAATGTCGATACACCTCCCTCTAATCTAACCGTCAGTGCCGATGATTACTTAGAATGGAATGTACGCAATGTGGTAAGTGGTGCAGATATTGTTGATCCTGACAACATCCGTACTTACGACCACATCCTTATCCCCCACGGTACAAGGTTGGTTGATTTACCTAACTACCTTCAGAAAACCTACGGTGTTTATAAAACAGGAATAGGTTATTTCTTTCAGAAAACGATCTGGTTCATTTTTCCTGCTTACCATACTCGTCGTTATGAAGATGAGGCGCAAACACTCACTATTGCCAATATACCTGCTAATAGAATGCCTGGTATCGAAAAGACCTACAAGGTAAGAGATCCTATCAGTCACTATGGTAAGGTCTATATGCTGGCAACCGGTGAAGTAGTACAGAAAGATCACTCTGAGCGTCGTCAGATGAATGAAGGGAATGCTTACTACCACGTTAATGCTGACCGTATCATGGATGTCTTTTCTACAACAAGTGCTAATGTTACAACTATAGTAGACGAGGATCATGAGGTTCAAGCTGCAGTAGAGAGTCGTATCCATACTAACTTCCTTAAGTTAAGTAAAGATGCCATTACGCATAACGCGTTTGTTGAAAACAGCAGGCTATCTAGACAAGTAGGCTCTCATGTTCAAATACGTTGGGAGAATGCAGATATTGACCAGGTGTATCCTGGTATGCCTGTGCTGCTACTCTACATCTTAGATGGTAACGTGGCTAAACTTTACGGCACATTACAGCGTATCGACCAGGACTCTACCGCTATAGAACCTGGACCTACCGAACACCGTCATTTAAGAAACGCGGTTATTACCGTTTGGGTAGAGCGTGATAAAACCGATTAACCTAAACACCTACATTACTAAAAGGAGACTATCGTGAGTGATGGTTTTGATGATTTTGATTTTGATATCGACGAAGCAGCACTAGAGCGTGCAAATGCAGAACGTATGGCAGAGCAAGATGAAGAAGCGAAAGCTTTAACGGAAGGCGATGTCGATGGCTGTGAAGGCGGTGCGTGTAAAATCTAAAGAACTATAGGGAAGACTTTCGGGTCTTCCCGTTATGCCCTTAAGGAAACTAAAGGTAAAAAAATCATGAAAGAAGATATTAAAAAACTATGTCAGTTACGTGGTGTGATAGTTGAGGTTATATCTAAGCCGAAACTTACTGAATGTCTAAGTAAAGAACTTGATGAATTAGACATGTCTATACGTGAGCCATTAAGAACTATAGATGATTATATCGCCCTAGCGAATGAGTTAGAAAACGCTATAGCGAAAACCGTGTTCATTGAATCATTACTTGTAGACCATGGCAAGATTGATTATGCAAACGGGAATATGGTTTTTACATCTAATCTTAGCGCAGTATTCAGGCGAATACATCATGCGGTAGTAGTTAATGGACATTGTCTGGTGTCTGTTCATTCTACGTCAGGTCTCTGGTTGTTAACGGTAATGCCATACATAACGTCATTAACTCTAGTTCTTGATGAAACTAAATGCTCTGTGATTATAAATAAGCTCGATAATACTACTGACAGCAATCAAGGTATCTTTAACCAGCCTACCAGTCCGTATAAAGGCATGAAGGCGTGGTCAGAAAACGCGGATTTTACATTTACTAAAAAACCAAGCAAGACTTAAAGGACAAGTAATAAATGGCTAGAATGAAACCCTTAGATGTCAAAGCGTATCAGAGAAACCAAACTCGGGTAGCTCAGTTGTTAGACATCGCTGAAGGGTCACCCGAACCCGTTAAGGCTTTTAATGCGTTAATGGTAAACCATATCAACAGCGACTTACCCACTGCTCGCAGTTTCAGACGACAAGCAGTAAAGGGCGAATTCCCTCGTCCCTTTAAAGCCTGGAATGCCATCGAGCGACTTATGATACATCATGGGTTAGATGTGTTGTTTGATAAAAGTAGTGAAGCTATCTGGCTACATAGACAGCATCACCCTCTACACGCTAAAAATGGATTTCCCTTTAGGCGTGATCTTAAACTCACCATGGAGATGATCAACTGGATTAACACCCATCCTTGTATTATTAAACCAGTAAATCAAACTGCGCTTTTAAAACTAATACAAGCACCTGACTCTCCAATAATCAGGGCAGGTGACAGCTAGTATATAAATACACACTGCCTTTAAACTATTATGAGACGTGTTCTTTAAACACGCTTACACCTTTTAAACCAAAATAATAAATTAATGGATTATTACAATGAACAATTCAATCCCTTTAAATACCGTATTTCATTCTCCTAAACACCGTGTTGCTGACAACGCCAAGCGTCTGATTACCCTAACTAATCTGTCGCATTTTAAACAAGTTGTAGGCGCGCTACATCCAGCTAAGGGTCTACCTACCGCCTTGGTTGATCAGTACAGCATTGACATGAATGTGTCGTCAGAGTGCGTTACAGCATGTCTGGAGTGGGTGTGTCGTGTAAACCGCTTGGACAATGCTCAACTGCGTATCCTTGCGTTAACTAACATCATGTCAGGTCGTCTGTATGAAGAAGACTTGCTGACTAATGTTCATTTAGATGAGATCGAGCAATTGCATAACGACCCTCACGCAATAGACCTAACTGCTATTGAAAAAGCAATGAACATCCATCGTACTACTATATGGGATCGCCCTACTATATCGTGGTGTGAGATAGAAGCCATGGGGCAGTACGCGCCTACGCTTACAAAAACGTTTTACCGGTTAATTAACGGCAAGGCATTTATTAAAGAAAGTGTTTGCATATAAGGATAGGTAATGAGCAACAATGCCAATTTAATAACTGTAAGGCAGGAAGCCAACAAAGCCCGGATGTTTTTAAAGCAGTTTCTTGATCCGTCTTTGGACAGACGAGCAAGTAATTTCATCCAGGGATTCAACAACGTTTACGAAGCATCGCTCAGACAACTAGAAAACTTCCAATTCCGCAACACCTCATCGGTTACACTAACACACGTTTTTAATACTGCTGAGATCAACGCGTTGGGTCTAAGTGAACCTGCCGCGCGTGTAACTATGGCTGTAGTTAAACACCTGCCATACACGGCTATGCAAAATGCCATATATCAAGATCTTGTTAATGAAATTGTAATGTTACCAGATAACATTCCTACCGTTAAAATAGGTCGTGGTATCTTTGCTAGGAAAAGGAAGTCAGTTATTAACTTCAACGTGATGCTGCAGGATAGGGTATTAGATTGGTATTTGCGCCATATATTAATACTGGGTAACATCCTCATACTCGAACGACACGTCTGTACAGGTAAGCCATCGACCGCTTTACTAAAGGCTTGTGCGGAACGTGCAAAGAAGTTTGCTGTGCTATATCAAGAATTATTAAAACGCTCACCCCTTTTAAAGGATATAATAAAATGAAACAAAAATCAGTAGGACTATTCACCATACTACTAGCTACCATTGCTATTGGTATTATCATGTCTGCAAGTACCGGTTATGCAGCGGACATTCCTAAGTCATTCCCTACCAGTGTAAAATGGATGGTAGAGGACATCCACAAACCCCCATTGAACCAGACGTTTTATTGTGGGTGTGCTTTTAAAGATAATAAAAGTGTGGATTATTCAGACTGTGACTATCAGCCTGTTAATATAAACGGCACGCGCGCTAACCGCATTGAAGCTGAACATGCCATGCCTGCGGTTATGTTAGGTGGTGGGTTAATGTGTTGGGGTGATACACGTAAAGATATTCCTGCGTGTTATGAGTCGGATGGGGATCTGTTATCATCTAGAGCGTGTTGCGAGAAAACTAACATGATCTACGAGCGGGCGCAAAACGACTTAGTGAATCTAGTGCCCGCCATTGGCGAGCTTAATAACCTACGTTCAGACAAGTTGTTTTCAAATATACATGGTGAGGGGCGTGACTTTGGTAGTTGTGATGTTGAAGTCAACCAAGAATATGTAGAGGTGCGTGACGTTATGCGTGGGGATGTAGCCCGCATCTTTCTGTATATGTTAGATGCCTACTCATTACCACTTGATATTGTAATAAGCGATAAAGAACTCATGCATCTCTATTATTGGGATTTAAAAGACCCCGTGAGTGATGATGAGCGTTTACGTAATCAGCGTATCTGTGAAAAACAAGGTAGTGGTAACCACTACGTAGGTGAATGTGAATAATTAGGGAGGGCTTCGGCCCTCCCCTTATGCCTGAATTTAAATAGAGAAATGGTTTATGAATAAACTAACACCGTTTATAGATTTTGATACGGGTGACTGTAAGAAGCCACACTATCTTAAACCTGAGACCAAGGGTCAGGGTATAGTACCACGAAAAACTAGCCAAGTTGAAGTACGACGTGTACCGCCAGATTGGAAACATCCAAAAGATAATGAAGGAAACTATATTCCTTTATTCGATGGTTTGTTAGTAGAAAAGCACAATTATAAAATTATGCTATATAAGAGTCGAGCAAAAGAAGGGTTTGCTACTATCGACGGGCTGCTATATTGGATGGGCGCTCCCTTTACACCCTGTGAAGACGGTTTAATTGATCCAACGCATGCAACCCAAGGTTACACTGCCTTTGAAGCTACATCGTATTGTCTTTACGAAACTGTTACGGGAGGGACGCCTAAATCGCCAGTGTTTGATAGCTTAAAAGATATGGCTGCTTGGATTAAACAAGACAACGACGGCCGAACCCTTAATCACATTTTAACTAATTTAGTTAGCTTGTTACGGTAGGAAACCTCATGTCTGATTCAACATTTAACATAGAAGACAAGGCCAAAGATGTGGCAGCGCGGTTGCGTAGTCTAGCAGATGCCATAGAGACAGGCGAATACGACTACCAGACCAAATTGTCAATCAAAGGCTTTAGTTTCAAATATGAACTTGAAGCAACACGAAAAGTAGAAATACCTTTACCCTTTAATAGTGACGAGGAATGTTCTAATGTTTAAACTTCTTTTATTAGTGGCATTATTGTGGGTGGCGTACGAGTACTATAAAAAATGCACGCCAGTCATCGCCGACATGCGCATCCTAAAAGATACCAGCATGACGTACCAGGAATGGAACACCAACGTCTTTAATCCCGCACTTGTCAAAGCTTATCAAACTAAACGCCATGTTAAAGTTATTCGCTATGAGGATGACACTAATCGTGGTAGAATTAACGATAAGTTTGAGATAGACAAGCATTTATTAGAATGGATGCGACCTCTACCTAAAGTAGACTTTGAATAAACTAAGAAGGGTTAACGCCCTTCTTTTTTTGCCGTCAATGTTGTATTTAACAGCCCTTAGGGATCTTATAATACTAAGGAGAGTGACTATGGGCGCTGAAGCTATAACGATGTTTAGGGGCGAATATTCGTTCTTAAGTAACTTTTACATATTAGAAACCCCGCTTCCTGAAAACGCTATATTTAAAACACGCTCACATCCCCTGTTTTACTTTGCGTCCTCTGAACACGCTTACGTAGCCTGTAAGACTGATAATGAAGAGATTCGCAGATATATTGCAAGTCTATATAAACCCGGTGAAGTTAAACGCTATGGTCGATCTATCGACATCGTAGACAATTGGGATGATATCAGACAAGCATGTATGTGGGATGTGTTATATGCAAAATTCACCTTTAATCCCCATTTAAAAGAAAAGCTACTTGCTACTGGTGACCGAGAACTAGTCGAAGGGAATTGGCATGGTGATAAATACTGGGGCGTGTGTCTGCGCACCGGGGAAGGCAACAACCATTTAGGACGTATGCTCATGGAGCTGCGTGATTACTTTAGAGATATAGAGGAATAACCATGATCTTACCAAAGAACTTACCGTCAGCTGAAGTACAGTATCTTGACCTTTTACGTACGACCATGGAGCACGGTCACGACATCCGCAATGACCGTACTGGGATGGTCTGCCGCACAGTTACAGGTGCGGTGATGTATTACAATGTAGGAGGGGGTGAATTTCCTCTTACCACTACACGTAAAAGCTATTGGCGTAAGGCGATTAGAGAACTCTGCGGCTACTTCCGTGGGTTTAACAGCGCAGCGCAGTTTAGAGACCTAGGTACTGATAGCTGGGATATCAACGCTAATGAAACACGTGCGTGGTTAGATAACCCTCATCGTAAAGGTACGGATGACATTGGTTTGGTTTACGGAGGCGTAGCTAAACGCTGGCCAACGCATGACGGCCACACCATGGATCTATTTAAAAAGGTCTACACTAACCTTAAAGCAGGAGTAGATGATCGCGGCGAGATCGTTACGTTTTGGAATCCAGGTCTTTTTGAATTAGGTGCGCTAAGACCATGTATGTATAGCCACACCTTTACACTGTTAGGCGACACATTGCACATGACGTCGACTCAGCGTAGCTCTGATGCGTTTTTGGGTGTGAATTGGAATATGATGCAGTGTTATGTTTTCTTAGCGGTGATGGCTAAGATAACAGGTCATAAGCCGGGTTGGGTTAAACATGACCATAATAACTTCCACATCTACGAAAACCATTTTGAACAGGTGACGGAACAGTTGAGTCGTGATCCCTATGAGATGCCTACAATAAAGTTAAGTGACCGTATCACGGATTGGGACTATGTGGTTAACCATATGACCGATGAAGACTTTGAGGTAATAGGCTATCAGTCACACCCACCTATCTCAGGTAAAATGTCAGCATAAGGAACTTACATGATTGAAGAGATCATACAGACCCATGGCGATAAAAATGTAATTGCAAAAAGTGCAGATGGCAATCAGATAACTAAACTTGGCGTTGCTAAAGATGCCTTGAGTTTATTTGAGGATGCGCTATTTACCAGTTACTTCATTGAAAACAATCATGTGGTCATTATAGCCACAGATGATTTCTTTAATTTACAACCAGGATTAAGTTAGTTGTTATGTTGATACCAGATTACGCTATAGAGGCACTTTGCACGGGTGATTGTTCTATCGAAATTGATGGAACGATTGTCAATAATAAAAAGCGTCCTATGATTGAGCCATTCATCAATACGTCGGTGAAAGTTAACGACAACGATCAACGTATTCCTAGTTATGGTCTTAGTAGCTTTGGTTATGATGTTCGTCTTGCCCCTGAGTTTAAACTCTTTAGCAAACCTAACGATGGACGCATTATCGATATCATGAACTTTGATGAGCGTGAGTTTGTTGAAGAAGTGAAGGCCGACAGTGTTATCCTGCCTCCAGGTGGGTTGTTGCTATCTCGTACAGTAGAATACTTCTCTATTCCAAATAACGTCATGGGTACATGTTCTAATAAGAGCACATGGGCACGTATTGGTATGTTTAGTCTGGTAACACCGCTGGAGCCAGGTTGGGAAGGTAACTTAGTGGTGGAGATCACCAACTGTACCAATCTACCCATGCGTATATACGCAGGTGTGGGTATTGCGCAGATAGAGTTTAAAGCATCTAAGGTCCGCCCAAACGTCACTTACGGTGATAGAGGGGGTAAGTACCAGGGTCAGACAGGTATTACCGGCAGTAAGCTATAATGACTAAATAGTTAACTAAAGTAGGGCTAGTCCCTACTTTATGCCGTATCCGTAACATTTATACCTCTATATTACCTTAGTGAATAAATACAATAATGTATTATTCTTTAAACTAAATAAGGTATTAAGCCCATGCAGATTACACAAACATTCACCCTGACCCGTACAGAAGTTGCTGCTTTTCGCGAACAGTCTAGTCAAGCTATTGACTTACTTAAACCACTAGCTTCAGAGTTGGTGGGTGAGCAAAAGACTGAAGCCCAAGCAGCGAAGCTCCTAGAGCAGTTAAAAACCTCTATAACTGTTGATGTTAAAGTTGCAAATAAACTAAGCACGGTGGGTTACCTGCTACGTATAAAAGATGATGTTGAGGTCGTACTGACCGTTGATGTTGATGATGAAGTATTTACCGAGCTGATGGCCTACGGTGTAGATCTTCTAAAAGATTACATGGATATCCTTAAAGCAATGATTAATCTAGTTGTTAATTTAAAAGAACTCCAAGCCGATAGTGAATTACGTTCTACCCGCCGTCTCGTGGCGCTTAAAGAACGTATGGGTGATGATCAGACTAGCGTGAAAGTAAACGGTGATGAGATGGTGAGGGACGTGAAAGGATCTATGGCTGTCGATAGTTATTCTTATCCTTACTGGACTATTGAACAAGAAGATCTGATTCCAGACGTCATGTATATCGGGGCAGACAGCGGCATCGATGACATTCAGGCTAAGTTGGTAAATCTTAGTTTAGCGCGTCCGAATAAAACCTTGACATTAAGTGCGTCAGCAAGAGTCAGGATGGTTGTTAAAAATGGTGAAGTAATTAAATCTTCTAAATTTGAAGATTTTTACATTATGGATGAGGAGGTTAAAGAGGAAGCTAAGATCTTTAACAACCTCATACCAGCTAGCCACGACGTATTGGGTAACTTTAAAACTAAATAAGCAACTCAAGTGGGTAGGTGTAATATTGACCTACCCTTTTAAACTTAAACACCGTATCCCCACTATAACGTGGGTTACTATTAATCTTTAAGGAAACATTAACATGACAGCTACTGCTATTGAAACAACTACTAACCTAACACCTGCAACTCCCGCTAACATCAAACAACTTATCAAAGATAACGAAGGTCGTCTAGCTAAGGCGCTGGTTAATCTAATCGCGGGTTTTGAAGACAATGCTGTATTAGACGATGACTTATATATCATCGATCAAATCCCAACCCATTGGAATAATGGCTCGGGCTATCTAGATCGCGGTGTAGACGACGCCAGCGTAGCTAAACGTATTCAATTCATCGGTCTAACCGAAGATAACCGTCTAGTGCATGTAACTAATACACCAGTGGGTAACGTTATTATGTTTGATCGCTACAGCTATGGTAGCAACGGTGTAATTGTAGCAAATATGCCAGAACACATTAAACGCATGTATGGGTCGCTTATGCGTGGACAGCTATCTGACATGGCTATTGATAATACCGTGCGTTATAACTTAGGTAAAGCATTATTCGACATGGTTGATTACTGCAAGGAAGCAAAATAATGAAAACTAAAACTACCCGTCTACAGCGTGAAGAAGTACAACAAGCCTCAGCTGAGGTTATTCAACTGTTTAAACAAAAGCATGATGTTAGGTTAACACCGCTTGAGATTATGGTGAAGCTGCGCCTATCAGATCTGAGTCTGCCAGCCGTATTAGCGTTAGCTATTGTAGATAGTAACCACCATGGCAAATATCCTCTAGTCTACGTAGGTGAGGTTGAAGGGTTCTTCATGAGCTACTATAGAAATGGTGATAATCCATGGGGTTACTCGGCTATTGCGCAGATGCTTAATAAGTTGGTTAAGAAAGACCTGTTGGCTAAAGAACGCCACGGTCGCTACATGGCCTACGGCATGACACGTAAGGGGATTCGCTTCTTACGTGACCTAGGTCTAGATATTACCAAATAACAATAGAGTTTTTAAGGGGTAGGGGATTACATAGATGCTAGCTACTATGATCCCCTTTCTTTTTTTATAATAAACTAAACCCTTTTAAGGATAAACTATGTTAACTAAAAAACGTTTACTTCCTAAATGCCTAACCGCCACCCGTTTAAGAATAGGGGCGTTGGAGATACGATGGGCAATACCTAAGTTTGATCGTTCGCTACATTTTCTATTAACGCGTACCACCAAACAAATGATCAGTTGGGATGAGGGAAGAAATGACATTACGTTTTCCCTTTACTGGCTATGTATTACTATTCATTTAGGTAATTGGGCCTGTACAGAAACCCTTAATTCAGATCAAGAAAGTTTTTGGTACGGTGTTTTTATTAGAAGCGAATCGCTACACTTCTATCTAGGAGGACGGGGTTCTAAATTAGTAGACTTACCATGGCGGGTGAGTGCTGTTGAGCCTTATAAGGAACATACGCTTGCTGAGACCGTTGGTCTACATTACCATGACCGACCTAACCTTAATAGCGTGGATGCCAATGTGCGGGTCTACTATATTAAGGTTGCCCCTATCGGATTTCGCTGGATCCCTTTTCTATCGTGGAAGATTTACCGCGCAGAAATTGATTTTGCCGAGGAAGTAGGCGTCGGTGTGGGTAGTTGGAAAGGTGGGACGTTAAGCACTAGTTTTATGATCCCTAATAAAATGCAATGCGCAGAAGCACTGCGTTATTATGAAAATAATCACGCATGATAGATAAGGGGCGTTACGGCGTCCCTTTCTTTTTTTGTTTCCATCTATTCTTAACGTTGTGGAGAACGTAATGAGTAATAAAGTCACGTGGAGCAGTGATTTTGGTCCCAGCTACACCCCCGATCAAATGTTGCGTATGGGTGTGTTCATGGATTGCCGTTATAACGCGGCCATCACGGACCTACCCGCAGCGTGGTACAAGCATAAAAACGTTATACCTAGCTCGCAAGAGCCCGACGCATCAGATAATTACTTTGGCGTTAAATCCCGTCAGTCGTTAAAAGAATGGCAGCGTAAAGGCTGGACTGACCCCGACTACCCTCTTGGGTGGTGGGAGTGGTACGTCCATTTCTTTTTTGGAAGGCGTTTAGGTGAGAAAGATGAATTGGAAATCAATCGGTGGCGTAGTTTTGTAGCACGACATCAGGGTCAGATTAAAGCAAACTGTAATTTAAACGATAAGAATTGTCGTCCTAAACAACGACAAGCTCTGTTGCAGTGGGGGTGGGATAGTAGTACGTTGTTCAACGACCAACAAGTAACACGTAATGCTAGGAAGTTAGCCAAAAGTATAAACGTGGGGTTGGAAGATTCAAATGCTATGATTGTATCTCTAAACTGGTAGAGGTTGTTACAAAACATAGCGGGGTATGTAGATGAGACGTTTGCTAACTATCAGCTTTACACGTTCTAGTATCGAGACGCTGATAGAGCACTTAGAAGATAGAAAACGATGGGCTGAGGTGATTAAATCGATACTATTAGCGCAACGAGATCAATGTTTTAGTGATGCTCTTAAGGAGGCTGATCCAGGCCATAGTGTCTATGATGATGTAGATATGGCGGTTAAGCACTACGTGAATGAAAACCTCAATTACGTTTTCTTTAAACGATATAATCTCTTCTACAATACTTATATGAAAATCATTGACGTCATCATGGGGGTTTTTGATAAATTAGGTCTAAAACCCCAACGGCGAAATAATTTTGATGTAAAGATCAATGTAGATCACCCTCACCATAGAGCCGATGATGAACTTTATCGAGGTGAAGCATCTTTTAACCAATTATCCATTGAGAAAGGTGAGGATATTACTACGGGTAAGGTTTATTGGATTGTTAATCTAAGTCAATACGGTAGTCATCTTCAAGAGGTGTTGAAAGACACTAACAATATAGAAGATAGACTAGACTCCATGATTGTCATGTTAGATTTGTTTATAGAACACGCTATAAATGCAAAAGTTTTATTGGGTAAATCTAAAGAGGATCAAGAGATACACTTTCCTGTCGAACCGCTCAATCGATGTTTAAATGGTATAATAGAATTAAGAGATGAGTTAATTAAAGGAGGAGGTCACTCATGACCTCCTCCTTATGACGATAAGGATGTGGAGATGAAGCCCGTTAGACTATTACTTGACAAGGCTAGGTTGACCGATGGTCAAATTCAACAATTTGACGCTGTTAGAAAACTGATAAAGAAAAGAACAGAGGCCTATATTGTAGACCAGCAGCTCGCCTCTAAAATTACTGCAGATACTAGCCCAACCATTAATGATATTATTCAAAGACACATCAAACTTCGACCAGAAACTAAGCCTAATCGTAAATTACTTGATGTGGAGCGGACACGCTACGATGCTAAAATTAAATCGATTGCTGAAAAAGAAGAGTGGCGCTTTAAAGCCAGTGAAATGTTTCACCGTGAACTCTATAAAACATTAGAGTTACAGTTGGTAGAGAAGACAGAGAAGGCCATTGGCTTAAATAGCATTGAATTACTTGATGTTCTTTATCATCCTAATATTGATTATCGTAAATTAGCAGGTATAGTAGAACAAGACCCTTCTTTAATAGACGGCATTCTATCTTACCATGCTAATGAAAAGGATAATAATAAAGTCCCTGCCAGCCAAAAAAGTATGAAGGCTATTTTAGGCCATTTAGGGGTCAGCGTATTAGACAATGTCATCCCATTAATACTGGCACAGAATGCCGTAAACGTTACCGGTAATCTACGACGGTCGTCAATTGAAAACAAGTTAAAGCGTTTAATGTCTTATAATGTATTAACTTTTGGTACGTTGCTGGAACATATGCCTAGGAATAATCCATATCAGCGCCTAGGTGGACTTATGGGGGTGTTAGAGCCACTTAGCTATGCTGTCGTATACCGATTATTTTGTCTCCATCAGGAGAGCGTTAAGGACCGTGTAATGAAGAAGTGGTACCAGCAATCTAACCACACGCTTTATAACGCGCTACAAGACATTGACGTTAATTTCGATGTTTTACCTATTTGGTTTGATCAGTTACAATTAAAAGTCAAAGAAACGTTAATCAATTATCTAAAGTGGAATCATACAACACCTGCGAGGCGTGCTTTAGAAGAAAGCCATGAAAACATTGACTTACATGAGCGATCACAGTCAGGTATACTATATAACCACGCGTATCATTTCGCACAGTTTAAGTTCCTACTTGAAGGTAAGATGTTAAGTAAGAATCTCATCACCCCTTATTTTTATGGGAATTATATTTCTAATGAACTTAGTAGATCTATGTTAAGTTCTATCCAAACGTCGACAATGGAGCTTGTTTGATATGAAAAATAACGCGTTAACTTTATCTATACTTGATAAAATCAGCCACAATAAGCTAACGCTACCTACATTACCTGATATTGCATTGCGAGTTAAACAGACGGCAGAGGAAGATGATTCCACTATACTGGATGTAAGTAACGTCGTTGCAACGGACACCGCATTAACAACTAGAATTATCCGCTATTCAAATAGCGCTTTAGTACGTGGTGTATCTCCCATTACAAACGTTCACGATGCCTGTAAACGGATTGGTTTGGTAAAGCTGAAAAACCTTGCAATCGGGATGGCGATGGAACAACTGTTTGACTCAAACAACAAGCAGATTCAAATTAAAATGCATGATATTTGGATGGATACCGTGACGATGACATCGTGTGCGGTTGGCGCTTACTCGGTTTGTAATAAAAGTAAAGACCTGCGTGAAGAGACATTATTCCTTGCGTGTTTGGTCCACAACATCGGTATGTTAGCAATACTTAACGAAGCTGAAACAAACCCAGCTGAGTATGCAACAGAATCTTACCTTAAAGAGACTGCGGATAGATTAAACCCTATATTAGGTGGTCAGATCTTAAAGAGTTGGGAGTTTGATCAAGATGTCATCTATGCAGTAGAACGCTGGCGTCGTGGGGATGAGGGGTCTAATGTTAAACGGATTGGTTATGTTGACTACCTGCGCTTAGGTGCAGCACTCAACGGCTATTTCGGTGATAAACAAGACCGAATATTTAAACATTGTATTAATAAGAACATGTTTAAACACCCTACCATACTAGAGTGTGACAAATACCATGAGATCTCACAGGCTGTTTTAGCAAGTTTCTTGTAACGGCATAAGCTAACCACCCGGCCTCACGGCTAGGTGGTTAGGCTTTTATGCGGCACTGGTCTTTTTCATATCCCACCATGGTGTCTCATCGGCACCAGGCTGACTATTTACACCACCCCCTACAGAGCGCCTTGATAAATCAGAACCATGTATATCGTCCGGAATGTCACCTATTGACTCAAATCGATACACGCAGAAAAGATCTCTATCTGGAGTAATCTTACCTGACTTACGATGTTTACCACGCATCATCGTAAGATAGCTATGTCCATCGCCCGGTTTTTCAATGTGGATAGTGATTTCTAAATCAGGTTCTTGGTCGATACCTTTAGCAGAATCATAATAACCTTTATTGGCGACTTCTTTAACAAAGTCAGAACTTCCCATCCTTACTAACTGTTTGGCATCTGAACTTAACTGATGCGCTGTCAAGAAAGTAATGGCTTTAGGGTTACAATAGTTACGGACGCGTCTAAATAATTCACGTATACGGAACGCTTCGTTAGTCCCACTGTTACAACCTTGTTTACTCATCATGTTAAGGTAATCTACTGATACCAGATGTATCTCATAACCTTCGGCCTGATATCTATCTAGTAATTCAAATAGATCACGGTAGGTGAAGTCAGTCGGATCGAAACGTAAGAACTTGAAGTGGTAGCCATTCTTACCCAAACGTTCTTTAAGATAAGCAGCTGCTTCTTGGATGTTAACATTTGATACGTCACATTCTTGCTTAGTCTCATTTTCCTTAAGATTCTTATAGAGAATCAGGATGTTATCTTCTATCTTGTTTTCTAACGAGATGTAGATGATGAGTGGTTTCTTCCTGGGGTCCAACATATAGGGTTTGTTATATAACGCTACGTGTTTAGGTATATTTAATAACATACCTGATTTAAAGTTGTGTTGAAGTGCACCGATAAGGACAAAGTCACCTCGACGTATCCCATTATGGTCGCCTGTCATTCTATTGACACCTTGCCAACCTAACTTCATTATCCCTTCCGTTGAATTAGATTCATTGCCGTCTTTCATGACCTTTTCAAGATCATCTATATTGTCGATATCTAACTCAGTTACTAGACCCTGTGCATTTTCAATCATCATGGTAGTGTAGGGCTCTAGCTTATCACAGAGATCCGCTGCAAACGTCTTCCAGTCCACAGACTCTTCATTAAAGTGAACGTCTTGCGATGCTTGCTTAATAATATTCTTAATTTTATTTCGTGATATAAACTGACGCAGGGTTCTTATATGGTCGTAGCAGATCTGCTGAATGCGTTCTTCTGACTCTACCTCTACCATACCTAGTTCAACGGCCTGGAATAGAGACTCGTCGTCTGTGATATTAACACGCAGGCGTTGAATAATGGTGTCTCTATCGTGTTGGTAACCATCAGGCTCTTCTAGCATATAGAGCAGTGTATCTCGCAGTGCAACCAGTGTGTCTTTGGAAGAGCCAGATACCGCACTATTAAATGTAGGTTTAAGTGCCTCGATAACGTCTTTAATAATAGGGGCTGACTGACCCGTATTTTCCTTTAACTGCCCTTCTCGATAAAGTAACATTATCGACTTAACAAGCAATAGTTTTGAGTCCATGAGGTTTCCTATTGTATAGATGAATCACCTGCAATCACTGTAAAGGCCCACTATGAATTATGTCATTGTTCCCTATTGGCTAAAACAAATATTAGCGCGTCTGGGCGAGCCTCTCACCAGCGTGCTGGATATTGAGAAATTGTCGTCTATACTATCACCAGAAGATGTTTTGTTATACCAAGCTTGCTGTTATAATACGATGATCCAACTCGGTTCTCAACAAACACCGTGGCTGAATGCATTGGCGCAAAGTTATCCACATGTTCGCATTAAAGGTATGCCTGACGGTCCTGAAGATGCAGTGCTTGTTAAACTTAAACAACATGAATCCTCTGAAGGTCAGAAACAAATTTTGCTCTATGGGCAAACTTTAGGTAGTGTAGATAAGTGTATCTCTATGACACCTTGTCTAATCGGCACGGATACTATAGGTTTGTGCATCGAACCTAGCGAAGAACCTGTAGTGGTTGTAGATTTATATGAGGAACTATTCAATATTCTTCAGATACGCTACAATCATGGCGACATACTAAAAACGCCACTGTATACCAGCTACGTTGCGATGCAACTGCGCGGCGCAGCGTAGTCATCCGCATTTTTAACCTGTAGAAGTAGACGTGCCTCGTACACCTTATGAGACACTAGCTTCTTAATAATCCACGTTAATGAAAGGAAAGGTACGATAATGTCCTTATTAAGCATCAAGAAAAAGGCAACCGGTTTAGGTGCCGCTAAAATGAGCATCCACACGCTTCTGCAGGAACAGGGTGCTGAAATGTCTAACCAGTCTATTGCCAACAACCTGGTATCTCTGGAATCATTGGACGATCACGCTCGCTCTGATCTGGAAACGTCTTTTGAACATTGTTCAAATGAACTGAAGACTATCCTGTCTGAAACCATGGGTGAAGGGTTTGAGGTAAGTGACATCGGTCTGGAAGCCGCTGCCATCACTACTTTGGCAATCGGTAACCCAGCTGCGTACATGCAGTCTGCAACTCGCATTGGTATTGAGGGTATGATTGAATTACCTTCTTACGGTACTGCCGGTTCAATGGACTATCGTCTGTCTCCGTCAAATGAAGCATTCGACGAAGCTGAACTGCGTAAATTTGCTCCACACTCAATTGTATTCAACGCCCTGGCCGCTGTGCAGGACCCGTTTGCTGAAGCATTCTTCCCGACGTACGTTATGTCGCCTGACAATGCTGGCGCTGAAGTATCTGTTCAACGTACCATGGTTTTCAATGAAGTTAGCCGTAGCCCTACTGGTCAAGTTACTAACTTCAATAAAGTTAACCTGGTTGAAGCTGTTCAGGATGCCAAAGTCCTTGAAAACCAAACTACTGCATTGGTTCCAGTTTACCTGGCCGATGACAGCCGCGCTGAATACTTTGTTGACACTGACGTCCTTGCCCCTGTTGATACTAAAGTTGATGGCGACGAGTTCCAAACTTCTGCACTGCGCATCGATGCACAAATGGACCTGGTTGCAATGGCAACTTCTCCAAACCGCATCAACGCTCAGATCGACAGCACTGACTCAATCGACGGTCGTGTTGAACTGAAAACTGTTTACGTTCGTGTACGTGATGCAGCCAACCTGGCTGATCCTGCTACTGGTAACGACGAAGTATTATCTATCAGCGTTAAAGGTCTGCCACGCACTACCTTCCAGCCGTCTGCTGAAGGCGATAGCCGTGAGATGACTCTTACTTTTGCTAACAACGCTCTGTTGTTAAGCGATGCGACCAAAGCTGTTGATGGTTCTGCTGCTGACGCGCTGTCTGGTCTGTCTGGTTACACTGCATCTGTTGATATTAAACTGAATGGTACTATCAACGTTGAAACCGGTGCTCTTGAACTGAACGCGTCTCCAATGCGTGTTAATGGTCTGGTTGATGCAAGCGGTACAAATATCGCTACTGCAACTGGTGCTGGTAAGACAGCAATTGATAGCTTCTCTATGGAAGTTATCGGCTACAGCCTGGATGCTCGCCTGACTAATGCGAACCGTCGTACTCGTGGTATCCTGATCGATCGTACTGAAGTTAAAGAGCGTTACACTGTACCACTGGGTGCACCAATCTCTGCACCTCAGCCAATTCATGGTTCAAGTGACAGCGCTTCTGATCTTCGCGCTCTGGTAACTACTGCACGTACTCGTACGTCTAACAACGCTGTGACCACGCTGCTTAACTATGTTGACAGCCTGAAATCAACTGTTGCTGTTGCCGCTGCGACGGGTGTTACTCCACAAGTACAAGGTATTGGCCGTCTTCTGGTTAAGCCTTACTTCCAGGAAGAAACTATCGATGCAGTTCAGGTAATCAACTCTACCAAGTCACACGAGAAAGCACAAGACTTCTCTGCGGTATTGGTTGATGCAATCCGTCAAATTGCTTACAAGATGATGGATCGTTCAAACTACGCTGCAGCGTTGGAAATGGAAACCGGCGGTGCCAACATTAAGCCTAAGTTGATCATCGGTACAGATAACGTTATCGCTCAGCACATCATGGTTTCTGGTGATGATCGCACTGCAAGCATCGGCATGGACTTTGAAGTTGTATCTTCACCTGACTCTCGTATGAGTGGTAAGATCGTTCTTGGTTTCGGTCGCGGTGCAAGCGGTAAGCCTGACGCACTTGGTTTTGGTACTCACTTCTACATGCCTGAGCTTACTAGCACAGCGCAAGTATCACGTGACAATGCTACTACCAAAGAAACTCAGGTACAGCCTCGTGATCTTCACGTTCCTCATCTGCCAGTATTGGCTGTGATCAACGTTGAGAACATCGACCAGGTCTTCACCGATTACATTAAAGGTGTTCCTGCACGTAGCTAAGCTACACCGGGGAGGGTAACCTCCCCACCGTTTCATTAACAATCTGGTTAAGATGCGTTAGCGTGTCGACAAGAAAAAAGAAGTACGGCATAAACTGCCGATAAAGCCACGGACGTGGTAAAGTAGAACCCAGGGCATTTAGTCCTGGGTTCTATGCCGTCTATGCCGTCTCTAGGTTTTTTCACACCTACATTACTATATTGATTCAAGTGCTAAGACCTTATCAGGATTTAACAAGAGAACGCCAATGGACAACTCGCCAACAAAGGGGCATTTTACACGTGTAAGAACAATTGAAGGTTATCGAGAAAGTAGTTACAGTGCGCCGCGCCTAGCTGGACTTCGTATAACACAAAGCTACTATAACTACACGGGTGAACTCCTCTATTTCGCACACCGTAACAACATGATAATTCCACTTGCTATGGAGGACAAACATCTTAATATACCTAAAAGCCATACCGGTAAATTAATTATTGAACAACAGTTTGTGGTTGCCTATAACCGTGTTGATGATTTTATCAATCAGCTTATGTTAGATGTCGAGCGGGATAACGACAAAGACCACATTGAACAACACTGTGCCTTAGAGGCCATTACTACAGGAGAACAAATAGAGAAGAGTCGGTCAGGACTTATCTTCACCCTACGTTACATTGTAGGTGGTAAACACATCGAACGCTTTAGTCAGGGGATATACTTAACCAATCTAGACATTTCAATTGGTTACAGTAAAGAGAATCTCATCCATCCCTATTCAGCGAAAGATGCACAGACTATTTTCAATCGCTATCGTAAAGATTCATTTGAATTAAAACAAAGTAATTTTACCGTCACACTCGTTGATAACGCTAAACGTTTCAATACGCTATATATCAATATCAACGGGGATGCAATGGAAGTTACTCCAACAGAATCAGCACGGTTAGAAGACGGTGTTTGGATAACACGCAGTTCACATACCAGCGGTAAAGTTAAAGATGCAGATGCTGTTTTTGTAGGAGGTCCTAACACAATTAGGTTCGATACACTAGAGTGTCTAGACACTGATAATTACGATACCCCAATGCTGTATTATAGCCCACAAGAATGCATCACTTATGGGAATGAGATAAAGTTATTGGAAAAGAAATACCAGTTGGAGAAAATTAAATTAGAGGCTGAGGCACGTGAAAGGGAAGAGAAGATCAAACAACAAGAAGATGCCCGTAGGGAACGGGATCATCAACGAAAGATGGACGAGATGGAAAGAAAAGCTAGGGTAGATCGTGTTAAGGATGAACGTAGTGTAGGAGTAGAAATTCTAAAAATAGGCGGCGCGTTAGTAACTGGTATTGGTATTGCATTGGCGGCAGTAGCAAAAATGCGCGATTAATGTCTTATTTTACAGAGACCACTTACATTATGTCGATGCTTTAAAGTAAGCATCGTTATGTCCGAGAGACGACATAACTGATCGGAGGATGGTAGATGGATCAATATTTGTTTAAACACATACATGAAAAAAGCGTACCTAAATTCAATCCTTTGTTGGCGAAGGGTTTGGTGGTGGAACAAATGCGCGGCGTCGAGGAATATATCGACCTTGTATGGAAGTGTGCAGCGAAAAGCTTTCCTGAGGGCTTTACGTATGACGGGGAATATAAACGTGCGACTCCAGAACAACAATATGCTTACATGACACGTAAGCGTTCATCGCGGGCTGAGTTTAACTTAGCACCTAGCGACTTCTATGCGGTACAGTATAACTTTAGCTTTAAAGGTCAGAAACTCTACCCTCGACTCATGCAACTTCCTTACGTTGGACCAGGTGGCGTGATACGGGTTAATGGTTCTAAGTATGTTATCAATCCTGTCATGGTTGATAATCTGTTCTCGGTTGACGATGGTAAACTGTTTGTTGCGTTGACACGTGATAAGCTTACCTTTGAACGGTTGACTCACAACCTTGTTATCGATGGAGAGAAAACCACACTTAGTATTCCATGGAGTACGATCTACCACCTTAGACAAAAGGATAAGACGTCTAAGATTATTTACATGCACGGACTTCGTCTTAACATGGTAAGTACTTTAGGTCATTACTTATTCTGTCGATTTGGTGTAACTGAAACATTTAAGCGTTACTGCAACATGGATATAGTGGTAGGTGATAGACATTCTATCACAGAAAAGACTCATCCTCAAAATGAATGGTTCTTTGCGGATAGTCTCCATCTCAGACCTATTACGGTGAAGGGTAAGGGGTATGTTCCTACTCAAATCCGCATTGCCTGTAAACGCAGTCAGCGTAGTCAGTTATCGGATAACCTGCTAGCATCGTTCTTTTACTTAGCAGATCATTTCACCCAACGTATTAAACCAGAGTTTATTGACAATACAAGACTCTGGCGTGTATTGATGGGACACGTGATCTTTAAGAGTAAAGTAAACGAAGGGCGTTTGCTTGAAGACATTGATGCACATCTAGTTAGTTTAGATTATTACATCGATGGTCTAGTGCAAATGGACCTGGAACGCGAGGGGATTGACTGTAAAGATATTTATTCGCTAATGGCGTATATTATTGAAACCATGAACGAAACAATCATCTCTACCGACGTATCTAACTTATATGGTAAGAAGCTAACAACATTGAGATATATATTACTAGATGTGATAAAGGCTATCTTCAATTTTACCTTTAAGTTGAATTCTAATAAGAATAAGGTATTAACGGTACGTGACATTGAAAATTTAATGGACAAGTATTTAAAGTTTGATACTATCCGCAAGATTAATACCGGACATGGTGAAGTCAGTTCTCTTTCTAATGCAGGCGATAGTCTGATGTTTAAGATGACTAACAAAGTGGTTCCTCAGACCGATGCGACTGGCTCTCGTAACGGTACGAAAACCAAACCTTCTAGATTACTCCATGCTTCTCTGGCTGAAGTATGTAGTTATGGTAACCAGCCTAGTTCCTGTCCTACAGGCCATGGTCAAATTAACCCGTATCTCAATGTCACCCCTGAAGGTGAAATGATACCTAATCCAAGATTTGCTGATCTAATAGAAAGCGTACAGGCTCGAATTGCTAGAACGTAACTATTATATTTCAAATACACTACTGACAATAAACAACGAGGTCTCTTATGTACCCCGGTAATTTACCCTTTGATCCTAATCAACCTAATCAGCAGGCCTTTATTCAAGGTCTGCCGTATTCGGTACCCGGTAGAAACCCCCCTAACGGTTTCCCAGCACAACTTGGTCCTGACGCGTTCAGGATGATGGATGGTTATCTTCGCTATAACTTGCAAGAACAGGCAGGGCGTAATCCTCTGCGTATGTTTTTATTTAACCAGATGTCATCTAACTTCTATAACAATCAGTTTTATGAAGAGATGTTGATCAGTGCTGGAACTTTCTTAGAGCTAGTCATGGCTTCTGGCTCCTACAACACTGGAAATATGGAAGGTGTTGTTAAGATGGTAGCTGAGAAAATGACAAGCATTTATGCTTCCATTAATGCTACTCAATACCCACCACTCCAGCAGATGGTTCAAGATCCTAATATTGTTAACTCTGTTAACAACACCTTGAATGAATTTGAGCAAATTAAGCAGCAAATACTTAATTATCAAAGGAGTCAACAAGGTAATAATTGGGGTGGTAACCAGCAGCAAAACTGGCAAGGTGGCGGGTTTCAACAAAATTGGCAAGGTGGTGGTAATAGCTACGCTCCTCGTCAATCTACCTGGCAAGGTGGTAACAGTGGATACCAGCAACCTACTCAAACATCGACGGGTGGACGATCTATGTTTAGCGGCGGATACCAGCAACCTAACAAGTCTGTTGTTGATACCGGTAGACGAGGTGGAATGCATAATTTCCAAGAAGTTGATGTAGGTAAGTCTGAAAGTCATGATGTACCTAACACCACTCAATCAGATGGGTATGGTTTTAATCGTAACAAGTGGGACATGGCTGCACCAGAGACCACGGAAGTTAAGACTAACGTTAAATTTGATAATGAACCAGTTACGTATGATGATCCGTTATACTATACTAGCATACCCGACCATCTAGCACTGGTAGCAACACTACCAGAAAACCTAGTACACAACCCTAACACGCACGAGCGTATATACCTTCCATCAAAGGAAGGACAGCTTGTCGAAGTCATTCAAGAAAAAGGTGAATTCATGGACTATGAACAGCACGAATTAGATAATGCCCTTAAAACCCAAAACCTAGGTGCGCCTAGCCCGTCTCCACAAGGTGATGGTTGGGATAACTACCATTACATCAATGCCAGCGCTACCATCTTAACGGATGAGAGTGAAGAGGACGAAGTAACCCCTGCAGTACAGCTCAATAATCTTATTGATGCACACTCCGATCAGCAGGCTGAATTCTACCTTCGCCAGGCATTAATCAAGAAACGCCTTAAGGTGCCAGAAGATGCCATCTTAGAATTTCAGTATCGCCAGGTCAAACCTATCGCCTATCGGGTAGATAGAGTAGGGGCTGACATGTTAGCAAAAGTTAGCAATGTCGCAGAGTTCATTGAAACTATGAACGACCTGGATATGCCTGAACGTTTCTGTGGTCAGATTACTAAGCGTACTGTAACTATGATCAACGATGCGTTACTCTATTCAATGTCTATTGGGTGGACTATTGATGGTCTTGGTGATTACCCTGATCTGTTGAAAGAAATTGCTGGTGAGTATGGTGAACATACTAAGCAACAGTTTGATAAGAAGATCAATGATTTGATACCACTGATGTTTTCAGCTATTACTGCAACGGATGTCAGTAAGTATCTACAAGAAACCTATAACGCAGAACGTCTTAAAGACAACATCGTACAAGTTGCCGAAGACACTGAGCTGTCTGGGTTTGTAGAAAACATTGAAGATCCAGATGTTTTAGATCTAACGACTGAAGATTATGCTGTGGTTTTCCTAACTGACATCATCTCTATTACTCAGGTTCCTTGGAACTTAAAGTCAATGGAGCTAGGTCTGGATAAAGAAAAGCCAACGGCTGCTATCAAACAGTCTGTGAATCCGGTTGAGTTTAAAGTGATCCAAGATCTCTTTGCTCGTACTAAAGACTTAAATGTACGTCATTACTTCATCGACACTATTGATGGATACCGCCTAAAGGTATTGCCAGGTTGGCTAAGTAAAGACTATTATGCATTAGGCCTATGGCGCGAATAAGCGTCTAAGTCTTACCCATTTAAAGGGCGTCTGGTGTTAGGGCCAGACATTTTGGAGAGGGGGTTTTGCCCTCTCCTTTTTTTTTTGTTTCGTTTTAAAATAATAAGGACTAATAATGAAAAATTTAAAGATGGACTCAGCGTTAACGCTAGCTATCGCATCAAGCCTCACGGCATCTTCACCTATGTCGCATGATAGAAGAGCAGGACGGGTAAGGATGGAAGATGAACAAAGTCGTAATAAGCGTATCCGTGACAGGAAAAAAGCTAAGGAAGCTAGAAAGTCTAGACGTCGTAACCGCAAGTAGTCTGTATGGGCCTGTATGCCGTTATAACGGCATATTGTAGGGTAACCTAGGTTACCCTACAAGTTATGCCTTATATTGAAGGTAGATCGTCTTCAGAGTCACTAGGCGGTGTCTCACCCCCTGCCACATCATCAAGATTGTCTTCTAGCGGTACATCATCTTCTGGTAAATCAGTATTCCCGCCATCACCACTATCTGAAGTCCCGTCACCTTCTTCAAGTTTAGACTTCAACTCATCAACTTCATCCTGAAGCTGTTGAATGATTGCTTCTTTCTCATCGCTGGCTTTTGTTAACTCATCCTGATCAGCATCAAGGTTATCTTGCGCCTTGCGACCTTCTTTACGCATCATCCGTAAAAGCTTTTGCATAGGACCAAGAATACTCTTAGCATGATCTTTGTGGATGCCGACAATATCAAACGCTTCTGCGCTGCCTGAATCTAACATTCCCTCAAGTTCCGGCATGATATTATTCTTACGTAACCATTGACGTTGGAAATAACTACGAAGTGCTGCGATAGTGCCATCAATCCCTTCTTCCAATCCAGAATCTAACATACCATCAAACATTTCAGAATCAACATAAGCCGGTAGGGCTGCTTCAAGTAAGCTGTTAAACTCTTCAAACGATGCACCCTGGTTAGCCAGCTTGGCTGTATCTGGCGTAGGAAGATTTAAACGAACCGAGTCAATGATTTCAGTGATGATACTTTCAACGGTATCGACTGTACCATCGTCAGTGACATCGGTATCTCCTTTCGCTAGTTTCTTCTTGAGCGGCGACTCATCAATCAATTTTACAATCTGTGACATTAACACCGGTGAGTTATTAGTAAACTTACGAATAAACTCACTTAAATGATCACAAAGTGTGTCTTGATAGATAATAACACGCTTGGCCAATAGCAAGTTTGACCCTACCACGTTTGTTGCAAACTCAACATCTAATGTTGAATCAACAATCTCAGGAGCAATATGCATGGACATGAAGTGACGGTTACGCAGGCTTTCTTCAAGATCCGTATCAACCCTTACCATACTACGCTGACCATCTTCGACATTAGTCTTGGTAGTAGGATAAGCAGGGTGTCCTTCCACATTAATGTCTACTGATGATCGTTGCAGATAACCTGTAATATCTGAAGGATCAATAGTTCCTAACGGATAAGACAGTTGATGGTTCTTTGTGAAGTTATGCATGATCTTTTCAACAGTCGCTGATGGGTCTGGATCATCTTCATCAAGTGTGATATTAAGCTTAGTCCGATTATTGGAGTTCTTAATCCCCGCCATGGTATTGGCAAACATGGTCATTGCCCTTAGTGATGCAATGATTTTAGAACCTTCGATCAAGGAACGTCCTGTTCCATTATCATTATAATCAAATGCAACGTACGTCATTAACTCTGAGGGGATGAACAATACCTGAGTATGCATTTTAGATAATGCACGGGCTAGCATGATACGTCCTACTTCACTTGGGCATGATAGTGTAGCGTTGTCTTTATAGATCCCTGCTTCTAAACGAGATACTAAATCACTTTCTACAAGGGACGTGTACGCAGCCACCAACTCAGATTCAGACTTCTCAGAAATATCCTCACGGTCACCATATATACCCTGTCGTACTTGTTCAATAAGTTCAGACGTACCCTGATTTTGTTTTTTCAATTTTTGTTTCAAATTAGAAAAATACTTTGCATCTTTAGAGCGCGTGATAGGATTACCGTTCTTATCAAGTAAGACATAATAACCAACATGATTAGACGGATCAGATGGCACATGGACAGGAATAACCGATTCACTAGGTAACTTCATTACTAAAGGATGACCTACCGATTCTCGGTTTAACGTCTCACTAGTCTGAAGTTGTACCGCTGAACGCTGTGTATATACACGACGACGGTACGCTGACTTTAATACAGTTGGTTTATTTTCACCCTCTTTACCACGTGATGATTCAAGACCAGTATAGACACCAGCCACTCCATTACTTTCAAACGCATGGGCAACGGCATCTTGACGCGCTCTATCTAATAAAGAGGGCACCTTTAAAGCGTTGAAGTTATCAACAATAGTGGTGTACTTATTAAATTTGTCGTACGACTCCACCGACTGGGTCTTAGAGAAAATGTTTTCTAAGCCAAAGGAGGATTTATCTGATTTATCGGAATTACCCAACAACCCTAGAGGTTTAACGGTGTGGTTATCTGATGAAAAGAAATCTTTAACTGATTCCATAGACACTTCATCATCGCCATTTATTACCATATCCAGGCTATTTTCAGGAACAATAGCGATAGGGTAACTACCTGTCTTAAATAACGCATCTGACAATATAGTAGTGAGGCGTCGTCTTAATCCAAACTCATTGATAAAATAATCGCTGATAATCTTTATGACACCAGACGCTAATTCTGCTGCTTCACCTGATATATTAGAGGTGAAGTTAATCTCCGTTGAGATCATGTCTTTCGGTGACAGTATCGAGGATACTAAGACTTGCATTGCCATTTCAGTATCAGGCAATATTTCAAAGATGGCTCGTGCATCATTGATATTAGCCGCTATCTCATTAGAAATAGTCTCCATGACATTCTTAGAGGGTGCTTTGGTTTTATTCGGCACTTCTCCATCACCTGATCCAGGCTGAACTATCTTATTTAAGATTGCTTTTACTTCTGGCGTAATTCCAGAATCGGCATCGTGCCTGGGATAGGCGTGTTTACGAATATTATCTGTGGCCATGTTTATTTACCTATAACTGTAATAAAGAGCGAAGTACATAATGTCTGACTCTACCTACGATCTTTATCGACAAAGCTGTATTAATTTAGCCCGTTCGATCATCCTCAAGTCTAGCGAGACTGCCGCTGCAATTAATGCAGAATTAGAACTGCTTGGGGTAGAAGTCGATCAAACGAACCCTAGTACTTGGAAATACTATTTAAATTTAAGTGGACAATATCATCCTTTCGATACTCCGATGACAGTAACATCACTGGATACGTTAGAGATCATAGCATTCACTCGAGAAAGTTTAGAGATACATCGATCTACTGCAAAGGCGTATACCTTTAATTCCGATGCATATATGTCGTTACTATCACGTTACCCAGAACAAGAAACACTCATCAGGGGTATAGTTAATCCTGTAGAGTTGGAACAATCTATTCCAGCGGATGATTGGGATATTCTTTTTTATAATGACGATCTAGTTGAAACTAATGAAGCGGATTTGATTACACGGATTCAACTTTGGATCAAACGTCACATGTTGCGTTGGCATATCAGTGACTATACCATCAGTGACGATCTCTACCTTGCTGCCGCGCTCGGTGTTCTCTATAGCCATTTACCTAACGCTATAATGAATATACGTTTAGATAACGCTAAGACCTATAAGGCTCACAGTTATCACGTGTGGACATACTTAGCAAGTAATGGTGGGTTAAGTGGTTATCGGGAAAGTCTAACCACCGCACAAGCATTGTTTCTATATAGAAACATTCGGTACATTTACAAGAATTCGGGTAAAACCTCTACCTTTAGATTACTTATACAGAATCTATTAACGGAACGTGGTTTACCACTTTACGCTTATGATTTACGTCACCGAACAGATAGCCTACCTGATTCGATTCAACCAGATATTGATGTAATACGCTATCCTCTAAATGACTCACTGGTAAGTGCTGATGCCATTCAAATCTATACTCCTGACGAATTAACTCAGCTGGTTGATATCTTTGCACCCGATAACGGATTAAACGCATTAGAGTTAACAGCAGAATGGGTGCGTAAGATGCAGCGTTCTGGGCGGGACAGGGTATTAACGAAAGTAGTCGAATCAGTAGTTGAAATCAACGATAGTTTTGAGGCGGTTAATTTAAACCAACTTCTTTTAGAACACTGGGCTTACCTCTCTAACATCGGCGTATACAGTGGTAACATCACTGTAGTTAACCCACATAGTGGTAATATCCTACAGATCTCAGCCGCCGACGCCTTTATCTTATATCTTTATTTGTATAATAAGACGTTGGGTGTAACATTAACAGAAATCCCTACCTTCACTACCTTTCTAACCGTAGAGCCTGTGATGCAGAATTGGGATGAGTTTACCGAGGGTCTTGACCCAGACTATGTCGAACCTTATCACTCGATGTTTAGAAGTCTACCCACTACTTCAAACATCATTAATGCTGAGGGATTCTTCGAACATGTCAGCGAAGTCTATCATGTCATTGCCTCTATTCTTACTGCTTCTAATCTAGCAAGTAAGTTAGAAGAAAAGGCAGCGTTACGTATACTGTTTAACAGATTGACACTTACTCGTAAATTGACATTGAACGAGATTGAAAGTTACGATCAATGGTTATTTATTAACGATATTGATGTTGAAGATATTAGTTTATCTGACGCGCAAGCTTTTATGGATATTATCGTTGAAACCGCCACCGGAAGTGACGCATCTACTGACACCACCGCCAAGTCTATTCAAGCAGCACTCGTTGCTATTTTGAATCAGCTTACCAGCTACGATATTAATGTAGTGCCAACACTGTTAGGTCAAAATGCTTTTAGTGTTGATACTAATCGATTTAGAATATCTGAACTGAGTATTTCAGGTATTCATGATGATGGTGACTACCACTCAACACTTCGTATTAAAGACGCATATTCCCATACTGACATGGGTCGTATTGATGCTGCGCCAGCTGCCTTAAGGCTTGACGACACCACGCAATCGTATGCACAGTTTAACCTTAATCAATTAGACACCGCACACCTACACACCAGTGCTAGATCCTTAGGATCCATCCGCGTTGCCAATGTAGAAGTTGCTGTAAAGGAAATCAGACATGACTAATGTAACTCGTACCATTTATGCCAGTGCCCTTCAGTCGGCTCAAGTACTTGGTATTCCCTATGACATCGTAGATAACACGACACTTAATGAGAAGTTTGGTATCCTTGACGGTACTCACCCTACCGAGGGTTATCCAACCATGCAGTACCTTGCTATCGGTCGGGGCGGTCACCGCAACGCTAGCGGTGCTGACGGCGCATCCTTAACACGTCTAAATACCCACAGGGCATCGGATGCGGCATTGTTCCGCCATCTACCCTTTGTTTTACGTGAGGTTGATAATGACTTAACGGCTATCGAAAGAGCAAACTACGCCCTTCGCCGTGAAGAGACCATCGATGGTGTTACGTATGTTGCGTATTATCTCATGCGCATTAACAACGCTAATGTCGATATCGACTATAACCGGGTTATTGTTAGCGACGGTGATCAGTCTACCGTTCCGTACACACCTTCGTCAAGTGACCTTAACCCTACACCTATTGAAGCATCGTCGACCGGAATCAATGTATCAGATGGTGAATATCTGACAGCATCAGCTGGTATTACTCTTAACTTCACCGCTAACATTATTAATGAGATCGTTAATGCTGCTAAGATCATTTACGGCGAAGAAGAATATGCAACGCTTTCAGAAATAGCGCTGGTAACCGGTCAAGATTATACTCACAGTGCTGTTAATGATGAAGGCGGGTCGTTTACTTACTCTGAAGTCATCGCAGCGCAAGTTAACACCCACATTACTCTACACCAGCAGTTATGGTTGTTGAACAACAGCCTGACCCTTGAATTTAATTTAGGTGGTACAGAGTCACTAGCCATTTAAGGATTAACGCGGTGGATGCGAACAAACACATTAGAGATAACCATGGTTTTACATTGAGTTATAGCTGCGAGACCGAAGGGTGCAATGGCGAGGTTGTTACTAACACTATAACTGAATCCGTTAGAGAGCATCTTTACGGGGAACGTTCCTGGCCTTGCCATTGTGTTTCGTGTGGGACCCTTTATGTTTCAAATCTACCGCTACCCTTAACTAGAAGTGGCTATCGTTCGCTTGTTGAATTTGAAAAGATTAAACACGTCGCTCACTCCAGTCTCGTGGTTATTAAAATGAACACTGAAAGATAAGGGCTTAGTATGTTCGGGATAAACACATACCGAATCATTGGTATTGACCCTAGTGTAGACAATATGGGTGTCGGTATCTTAGATATAGATATTGATACTTATAGGGTTGTGGTCGTTGAATCATACACCGTCCATGGTAAAGATCATGTTAAGAGGTATCCACACATCGCCAAGTATCACGGCGAACGGGTCGCTAAACTTCATGGTCATGGTGAACATTTTATCAAAGTATTTGATCAGTGGGACCCCAACGCGGTGGCTATCGAGACCCCATTTATGGGGCGTTTTCCAGCAGCCTATGGGGCGTTAAAAGAATGTGTGTGCACTGTCACTAACGCATTGATCAGTCACGACTTTACAATGCCGTTAAATGGAATTGATCCTAAGAGTGTTAAAAATGCAATTGGGGTTTCTGCGGGAAGTAAAGATAAGAACGACATGCAGGCCGCATTGAGTCTACATAAAGGGATTGAATGGGGAAATGGATTAAATGCGGGGATGCTCGATGAGCATAGTGTTGATGCAATAGCGGTCGCGTACTGGCTATATAGTCATCAATTCAATCCTTATATTAAAAACAGGTAACTGTTATGAAAACTTTTTTCTTGGTATCACCTAGAAATATAGGTCATGAAACGTTAAATGAAATATTAGATATACTTCAAAAACGTATAGACCCTCTAGCAACATTATCACATGTGTCACGAGAATTAAGTTGTTCAAACACGACACCTATTTTAATGTCAAGAAGTAACCCTGATGGTATACCGCTTGAAGATATTATTGATCAGATTATCAGTGACATGAAAGAAAAGCGAGACTATATCGACAATGATCGTAGTCTAGCATCCCAGACTATTAAAAATAACAATCGAGATATTGTTGATTTACTACTACGTATTAAAAGAATCAATGAAGAAACTCGTAATTTGTTAGAAGCCATTGAACCTGATCCAGGGCCTAGTGGAAAACCACGCGTAGGTAAATATTAATTGAGGCCGGGGTATATCCTCGGCTTTATGCCGTGTTAGAAATAACGATGCGTATAAACACTATAGAGGTATAAAAAACATGCAATGCTATACGTACCAAATTGGAAAGATAGAAGCGATTGAAGGAGTTGAGGATATCAACATTATTAACGCTTCGGTTAAAAGCGGCCACCGCTGGTTAGCTCCCACATGGGCCCTATTAATGGCATATAAAAAAGGTGAAATAACAGAAGCTGAGTATACTGAAAAGTTTCAGAGCCTTATGAGGTTACGGTATCGTCGCTATAAGAATCTGTTTGAGGCGATGGCTAAGCGAGAGAATGTGGCGTTTGGTTGTTATTGTAAAAAAGGTGAATTTTGCCACCGTCATCTTCTAGTGGATATGTTTGAGCGTATATGTAGTAATTACGATATACCGTTTCACTACAATGGAGAATTAGAATGAGTAGATATGTGCCCTGTGAAATGAATGACCTTCATGTAGACACATTCAATACTGTAGTGCGTGCAACTGATGATGTGCTAATTAAATTAGAAAAGGCCCAACAACGACACGGCTTGACGCGAGGATGGCGCTTCCCACCAGAAAGTAAGGATCCAGGTGATGGACGGTTCTTTAACACAGCTGAGGAATGTGTAGTGGCGTTACGTGAGCATTTAAAGAAAGGTGACATCACTGACTGTATTGCTTATCTCATGTTCTTAAAAGAATTAGAAGGTAGTAACATTTCTCAATCTTTAATCGATCAATTTACATAATTTAAAAAGGATTTGATTTTGTCTAACCATAACCCCCTTAAAGAAATTCAACGAAATCCCATTGTTGCTGTTATAGATTTAGAAACAGGTTCGTTGAGAAACAAAGCTCACATATTTACAGCAGGGATGGTCATTGGTAATATTCTCACTGGTGAGATCTTTAGCGAACACTACTACCGTGTTGCCTCTGATGGTCAGGAGGGTCGGATAAGTGACAGTGAGACTGTTACTGATTTTTGGGGTGACTTGAATAAAGTTTCCCGTGAAGCAAGGCGAGAGATATTTGACCTAGAGTTAGATCGCATTCCACTCGAAGAATTGTTGCTGAGATTAAACGAGGACATCTGCGGTGTTGTAGAAAAACTCGATATCAAAAATCTCCATGTAATGGGCAACGGTAGTGAATTTGATAACGCTATTATTTTAGATGTCTATAAAGAACTAGGTATTAAACCAGCCTGGCCACATGGTAACAATCAATCCCTGCGTACACTGGTATGGATGGGGCGTTTGTTATTAGGGATAGATCCAAAATACCAAAATGAGTTTATTGGTATCCGTCACCATGCCTTGGACGATGCACGGGATGAATTTAATTATAGTACCGCTATTGTTCAGAAATTTAAAGAAGCGCTAGAGGGTGCAGGTAAGGAATAATAAAATGTATAGTAGTAATTTTATTGCTATCCTTGCATGCGATAGCAGATATGGCATAGGGGTTAATAACAGTATCCCCTGGCACTGTCCTGAAGACTTCAAGCATTTTAAAGAAACAACCTATGGCCATATTCTTATTATGGGCCGGAAGACCTTTGATAGTATTGGAAAACCTCTTCCTGGTAGAGCAACTATAGTAGTAAGTCGCAATACACGAAAAACGATACCTGGTGTTATACAGGTATCATGTCCTGAACAGGCTTACTATACGGCAGCATCTATTGCAGATGCTGTGGAAGGTAGAAAAGTCTTTGTCTGTGGCGGTGGTGAAATTTACAAAACCATGCATAAATGGACAAATCGCTACATCGTCACTAAGATACATCATTCAAAGGTTGATCACTTTGATTGTGATACACGTTTTGATAATACGCTATTGCGGGGATGGCGACTTGAAAAGGTATCTGATTTAGAAAAATCTAAAACGAAAGACATTGCCTTTCAAATCCTACATTTTATTAAAGGAGAAACACATGGGAATTAAACAGTCAGTTTTAACCCCTATCAAGCTATCTTACGACTGCGATGTCTGTGGTGGAAATGTACTTCCTAATCGAGGCGATATGGACTCTAATCATTGGTATAGTACGTTCGATGCGAAGCGTATCCCCCACCAGTGTGTTGATTGTAAGAAAGATTATTACTTTAAAGCAGATATTACTCAAATTATCTTTTGCGATTCATCCGAAGGCTTTGCTCCGGATACATTAACCGATTATTTGCTGAATAACCCAACCAAGGAATAGACCAATGAAAATAGAACAAGCTATTGTTGCCACAACGACAATGTTACAAATGCAACACGATGTTAATGTTGTTATGAATAAAACGGAAGACTGGGTCAGTTTAAATCGCCCATGGTACCGTGCTATCTGGACTGAAGCCAGTGAGATTGTTACAGAGTGGGTTGATTGGGAATGGTGGAAGAAAGGGCAAGTAAGTGTTTATCAGGCTCAATTAGAGCTGGTTGATATCTTTCACTTCATTCTCTCTAATGCCCTACAAAACCGCGACCCAGATGAAGAGTCGTTCGAAGATGTTGCCTATGTTGTTGCTACTCAATTATACGATCAATTAGGTAAAAGCGCCGTTCTCGATCTACCTGAAGACATTGAAGGTCTGTGTGGAGTTGCTGAGCGTTTTATTAACGACACCATTGAATTCCATCAACCGGACCTTGGTTATTTTGCTGACTTGATGAACGCATTAGACTTCTCATTTGAAGCACTATATATGTGGTATATTGGTAAGAACCAACTCAACCATTTCCGCCAGGGACATGGTGATAAAGAAGGTACCTATGTGCGTAACTGGGTCTTCAGTGCTGATGGTGATACAGTTGCTGACAATGCCTGTCTGGAAAACATTGTTACATCAGCTATTAAAGCCAACATGGATACAGATGGTTTTGCTGATCATGTAACGAAGGAGTTAGACTCACGTTGGGAGATTCATCTATCTTATACAGGGGAAAACGATGCGGGGTAAATTGATTGTTGTAGAGGGTAGTGATGGTTCGGGTAAAACCTCACTTATTGAGAGGCTACAGGGTTGGTTACTAGTTAATGGTAATGAAGTGGAAGTCTTTAGAGAACCTGGCAGTACTCCAATAGGGGAAGCGGTAAGGACGTTAATTAAAGATCCTAACAGCACTATATCGGTTACTACACAGACCGAGCTGCTATGGCTTTCACGCGCTCGGTTATTAGAAGAGATAGTTCAACCTAAGCTTTCTGCTGGGGTTAATATTATCCTTGACCGGTATTGGTTCTCAACGTTAGTCTATCAACACGAGTTCTATAAAGACAAACCTATCTATGATACTATTCGTAATATCATCGAACAATACTACCAGGCCGACTATCTCATCTACCTTAAAGTATCGCCAGAAGTTGCATATGAGCGATGTCGAGCAGGTAATGGTCGAGGTAACGTTGCTGATATGAATGACGATAAACCCCTCGATGTATTTGTAAAATGGTCACAGATGTACAATGAGTTATTTGATGCTTATTGTAAATGTAAACCAAACTACAAACAGGCACTTTCCATTGATGGGGACCAGGTGTTTTCAGAGGTGGCAAATGATGCTTGTCATTTCCTAGTAGAGCTAAGTGAATAAAATGATAGGGGCCGAAAGGTCCCTATGACGTCAAGGAGATTTAATGTCCATATTTCAATGTCAGCGGTGCGGTTCTTCGGAGAATACCGCTTTAGGTCTCTACCATAGCCGTCATCGCAATGAACGGTATTTCGATGGGTTAGAAAATGGAACTGCGTTATGTTCAGCCTGTGCACCTACTCACTACAAAGATGGTTCATGTAGTTCATTTAATGGTGAATGGCATAATCGGTTTACACGTCATTTCTTACCCAAAGGATCTTGCTTTACTAATAATGAGGGAAATTTAGAACATCGTGAAACTGGATTGGTGGGAAACAAGCTTTATGAAACTTTAGGAAAGGTTGAAGAGTATCCAGATTAAATTTACTACTTGCTTGTAAGGAGGGTCTTGGTGACTCTTCTTATGAGCAGTATTATGCTGTATCTTTTTTTTATTTAAAAAGGAAGTTAGTACCATGGCTGATAGAAATGAAATTAATTTAGATACCTTTAATGCTGTCCAAGACAGCTTGGCTAAAGAAGATGCTAAAGGTGGTAAGACACGCCCAAGGATAACCTGGTTAATGGCTATACTTTTTACTAGCTTTTATGTTGTTTATATGGTCATTATGGTCGAAAGTGTCATGGCGGGTAAGTTTGTATTACCTAACTGGGAAGAGATCACCGCTTTACTAGGTCTACCTGCATTTGTTTTGCGTAGTTATTTCAATAACCGCACGCAGGATAAGAAGACTCGTGCTGCGGCTGCCTTAGGACTTAACCCTAACGCGACACAGGGCACTACTGCATTAGATACATTAATACGGGTGTTGTCTGTAAAGTATCTAAAGATAGATCCGGTTACTATGAAACCAGTAGATAAATAGCAAAAGAGGAGAGTATCATGCTTTTAGGTTATAAAATAGCAGGCGTTACTAGTGTTGTTTTACTAGCAATTATAGGCTGGCTCTCCTATGAAAATGTTACGCTTTCAAGAGATCTAGCTTTAAAGCAAAATGAAGTTGATAAGCTTACCTCAAATGTTGTAACGTTGGAAACTGCTAACGAAACAAGCAATGAGACAATTGACAAATTAATCACACTGTCCCAACAACAGGCTGGATTAATTGAGCGATATGGGGAAAGAAATAATGAAGTGGTTACAAAAGCAAACAGGTTGGAGAACGAGATTGATCGACTTCGTAATACAGAAGCTGTTCAAGCGTTACAAATTCCCTTTGAGAGGGGCAATGCTGCTACTGTGCGTGTCGGTGACCTCATGCAGTCTATTGCAGGCACCCGTACAGACAGTGAAAGTAAAGACGATTCCAGTAATCCCTAAGGTTACTATCCCCGCCCCTATTGCGAAACCTACTATATCTATACCACCCGTTATTACATTGACGCCTGATGATGCGTTATATTATCAAAAGGCTTGTGATGACTTCGGTATGATTGGTCAGGACGATGGTTATACGCTGAGTGAGATTAACAGTCTCTATCCAGGACTAGATCGCTCGGCGGCGTGTGATTGGGCTATCTATGGTTTTACCGTGCAAGGTTGGTTAACATTTGAAAGCCAACTTAATCGACTGGGTGTTTATACAGAGCAACTTCGCAATCGTATTAGCTACTTAGAGTCTATGATTAAAGAGTTAGAACAAAACGCCAAAGTCCAACAGGATGCAATATTGGAGAATAATAATGACTGATGAAAGACCTGAAAGACGCCGCTTAGATCACCGTATACACGAGGTGGCGTATCTTTTAATGAAGTTACGGATAGCGCAAGTTGCGTGTCTAGTGTTCATCTGTTACCTTACTTTTGATTTCCATGTCTTTTTTACAGAAAACATAGACAGGTTTGAACAATGGCAGATGGTATCAGTGGTAGCGTACATGGGTGGTTTCTTAGGTGCGCTTAAGTTGATGTTTGAAAATATTAAATTAAAGGTCTCCAGGGATGATATATGACGTTTTTTACACTTAATATCGTGACATTGATTACTATTATAGCTATTAATGCATTTACAGTCATGGACGGTGAATATCTATTTCGAGTAAGTAGATGTCAACGATGTAATATGTTGGATACCGGCATTATTACCTGGTCTGATAGAATAAGAGTATGGGTTAAGGATTCTAATACCGCCATTGGGCTGTTATTGTTTATTACCGCTACGGGTATGTTGAGTATATTCATATATCTATACATTCTGATTCTTTTTACTTTTAGCATCATGCGAACATTGGATGGTCAACAAGCTGCTACATTAAGTCTAAATTATTATTACAAGTTGTTTATAGGTCCGTTTACAGTTGTATGGTTACTGCCGTGTATTCTCTATTTCTCATGATATAAGCAGGTACTGTAAAAGGTACCTGTTTATGCCGTTAGAGTCATTTTCAGACCTATATTACTTAAAGGATATTAACCTACTAAGGATATTAACATGACTATCTCTCTATTAGATATCATTATTTATTTCGTGTTCATGGGTTCACTGGTAGCCTTACTTTATCGGGATAACATTATCCCTGCTATCAAACAATGGTTTAAACGAACCCTCGCATGACGGCATAGAGGAGGACATTGTCCTCCTTCTACTAGCTTTCTTTTTTTCTTTCAATAATCTGATAGAGCCTAGACTCACCATTACAATATTTACCTTGCTTGAGGTTAGTCAGGTAATGGCTATTTAATAGATGGCCAGGTAAATTAGCGGTATACTGAATACCGGCAATGCGGGTCTGGTAGTGTTTCGCGCCTATTCGAAAGACATAGTCTTTTTCATTACCAAAATGTTCTACGTTCTTAACCAAAGGAAACTCATCCTGAGCACCTGCAATAGTAAATAACTCGATATTGCTAAGGTCTAAACCATAACCCTTTAATATCTTAACCACATTTGAAAGAATGATCCCTCCCTGAGAGTGAGCAATAATGTGGATTTTCTTTCCACTTAGTACAGGATAAAAAAGATGCTGTGCCATAATTCTAGCAATAGGCGTTAAACGGGACGTAGCCCTGCCTACAACGCTTTCAATAAGATCTCTATACATTCCCCTAGAGGGGTTATATAGACCCATCACAGGCTCATCTAGAAGCCGTGATAAACCATCAAGGTTAACATCCAAGACATCTTTGGTTGTCATGATGCCGTTAATAAAATAACAAAGCGTTTCTTGCTCGTTAAATTCATTGATAGTTATCGACCTACTATAATGATGAGGTTTAACAAAGAATCGATCTAAAGTCTTAGCCGTACTCTCACCACGCGCCACCATAGACGCTACTAACTTTACCTTGCTGGCATGGTTGATCTTGTCACTAATAACTTTGTCTTCCGTACCATATTCTGGTTCAGGATGACCTTTGGATGCATTGATGTAACGTAAATAGGGCAGTTCACTAATAAGTAGTATCGTCTCCCTCACGATGTTGATAAATGTCTTAAACACAAGTAAACCCTTAACGTTTTAAAATAATTGCATACGATTCGGCATAAATGGGACCCTAATACAGGGTCCCATAAATAAGCATTGTTTTATTGTTCGATGTTGGTTAAATAAACCGCATCGTTTTCAACATCTACTAACAACTCAAACTGACCTTTCCCCGTCAGAGATAATGAGCTTTCTTGAGTACTCTCATCAAGATGAAAGACCGTACTCTCTAAAGATGAAACAACGGTTACTACGCCCGCTGTATCCCATACATTATCCACCTTGATTAATGCATTTTGAACAATATCACCCATGTCTATCGTAATCGTACCATCACCTGCACCGATCCGTTTAACGATATGGTGTACGGATAACCCTGATAAGGTAACATCCCCAACGCTATTGATCACGTTAAAGGTGTTGTGAGGGTCAGACTCAGTAAAGTGTGCCTCTAAGATCCCATCGTACGACATTCCAAATGCGAACATATTACCTTCTTCATCCTTGGAGAAGATAACTTGATCAGCGATGTTAAACGCAATACCAGCAACATTAATGAGTTCTGGTTCAGGCGTTGCGCCGGGTGTTGTACTGTATGGGAATCCAATGGGGCCTAGGCGGAAAGTTGCCATTGCATGCTCCTGGTATTGCAGGCCAATGAGTTAGCGTGCTGTCTCTTTTATTTAATAACCGACGTGATGTCAGTGTACGTGAAAGGATTCATAAGAATAAGGTATTTTTCTTGAATATAAATTTACACCTATATTACTTAAGTAGAGCAATTGTGGATGGTGTTAATTTAAATAGGAATACAATAATGAACCTACAACAGATAGAGAACCTTGCATTGGAGTTAATGAATCTTGACACGTTGGACATAAACGATAAAAGACTTACATTAAAGGATGATTCTACTAACGTTACAGTAGCTCACGCTATGGCCGCCAAGGGTTACACTTTTCCACTAGAGAGTGAGCTACTTAAATTAGTAGGTACGGCTGACTGGTCAGTGGCCCACTCCATGGCCAGTATAGGTTACGATTTTCCCGAGGATAGCGAGCTACTGAAGTTAGTAGATATAACAGGTGAGTCGGTAGCTCACGTCATGGCCAAGCGAGGTTACCAATTTTCAGAAAACAGTGGGATACTAAAGTTAGCAGACTTTCGAGGCTGGACAATAGCTCACACCATGGCGCAACAAGGTTACACTTTTCCACTAGAGAGTGAGCTACTTAAATTAGTAGACGATCAAGGATGGACAGTAGCTCACGTCATGGCTGATGAAGGTTACCAATTTCCAAAAGGCAGTGAACTGCTGAAGTTAGTAAGCAAAGACATCAAAGGCTACGAGGATGATTTCTGATAACTGAACTTTTAATATTAAACTTAGGAATATACGATGTCAAGTGATGATAATGAATTAATAGGATTAAAGGTTGGCGCGTTAACCGTTCAAGGTCTAGATACGTCTAATACGAAAACCAAACGCAGTTGGCTATGTAAATGTCAATGCGGTAAGATAATATCCATTGACACCTTCAGGCTTAAAGCAGGCAAAATTACCTCTTGTGGTTGCTTAGCCAAGCTAAAGGCAAAAGAGAACGCGACCACCCATGGTTTACGTCGCCATCCCTTACATGGACGGTGGACAATGATGCGGGGTCGCTGTAACAATCCAAACAACCCCGACTACCATAACTACGGAGGACTGGGTATTAAGGTTGATCCTAGGTGGGATGATTTTGGGTTATTCGTGCAAGATATGGGAGAACCTGAACCCGGTCAGGTCTTATTAAGAAGGGATGCTAACGCTGACTTTGGACCCGATAACTGCTATTGGGGCAAACGTGAGTATGTATTGAGAAACACTACTAATAGAGGCGATGACTTAACCGGACAAACGTTTGGAGAGGTAACGGTCTTTAAGAAAGCAGAACCCCTACCTACTACTAAAGGCAACCGGTGGTGGGTGAGATGTTCGTGCGGTACTGAGAAAATCGTTTCAGCTAAAAGTTTAAAGTCAGGTGATACTAAAAGCTGCGGGTGCTTGTCTAAACGCAACTTAGTAGGAGATACCTTTAGTGAATTAACGGTTCTTAGAGAAGACCCTATAAAGCAAGGTAAGAAGCGGCGTTGGATCTGCCAATGTAGCTGTGGTAATACGACATCAGTGGCCACTAACGATCTAACTTCAGGTCATACCAGAAGCTGTGGGTGTGCTAAGGGTAAGTTAATCAGTAGCGGCGTTACCACTCATGGGTTGAGGGATCATCCTTTATACGGAAGATGGTCAGCTATGAAGAACCGGTGTTATAATCCTAATGACGATTACTACCACAACTATGGTGGGAGAGGTATTAAGGTTTGTAATAGATGGCGTAACTCGATTGATAACTTCCTAGAAGACATGGGGATGCCACCTGAGGGCTATACCTTAGACCGCAAAGACAATAATAAGGATTATAGTCCAGAGAATTGTAGATGGGCGACTAATAAAGAACAGGGGAGAAATAAAAGCGATACGGTATGGTTAGAGTATGGCGGTAGGCGTGTTACACGTATTGATCTAGCGGAGGAACATGGGGTTGATCCTAATAGACTTCGTCAGAGGTTAGAAAAGGGGTGGGATTTAGAGTTAGCGCTAACACCACCCTTTAAATCAGGTTCTATAACCGAACCGTTAGTTGGTTTAAATTTAGAAACTCGCCAGATTGTATTCTCTGTGCATGTTGATGCAATGGCTAGTCTGATTGATATTAGTAAACACAAAATAAGAAGCGCAGTAGCTTACCGTGTCTCTATTAGTGGTGTCTGGGTGTTTAGACAGATATCTGATAAAACCCCTTGGAACGATCACAAGGGCTGTACGGGCGTCTCAGAGGAAGTTATCCTCAAGCAACCCAATGGGCCGGATGTGATCTTTTCTGACGTTAGAGAGGCTTACAGGTACCTTACAGAGCATTCTTTACTAGATAAGGAGTATAGGTTAGAAGTATTTGAATGACGGCATAAAAGAACCAGCCCGTAAAGGCTGGTTCTTAGCTATGTTTCTTTTTTGTCTATCTTAAGCTACAAGCGTTGTGCTAAACCTAAGATAGCCGCAATCAAAACGACCGACCATAGTCAAGTGAAGCTGCGAGGTCAGTTACCAGGCCATTGGCATGACTAATGGCAGCCAGGCGTGCGTCGTTAACCGCTTTCGAAGAAGCAACGTTGGTAGTTGAGGTTGAGTCAGTCGCATCAGAGATAGCAGACTTGTCAACTTTCAATGCCAGACCAGTGTCAGTGTAAGACTTGGCTTCAGTCAACGCAAGCAGAACAGCGTTAGACGATGCAACGTTGGTAGAGCTGTCAGACACGATAGAGTCAGAGATATCTGCTTTATCGACTTTAAGCGCCAGGCCATCGTTAAGCTGAGTGATGGTTGCTTTAGTTGCCAAGGTTGAAGTGATAGCAGCGATGTCGCTATCGTTATCAGTCAGGGCAGCAGCAAGTTCTTGCAAGGTATCCAATGCAGCCGGTGGAGCACCGCCTAAGATATCAGACTTAACAGCATCCGCGTAGGCAATAGCAGCGGCTTCTGCACTAACACCACGCTGGAATGCGGTGTACGCAGCCATAGATGATGCATACTGAGTAGACGTCTGCTCATTAACAGCGTCGCTGATGGTGTAGTTTTCTACGTTACCCAGACCAACGTCAGCTTTGGTCAGGTTAGAGGTATCAGACTGTGCTTGAGCGATATCAGATTCAGCTTGAGCAATACGGTTACCGATTTTCAGTAACGTATCTAACGTGCTATCCAGCGCACCGCCTTTAAGTGCGTTGATCTGAGTATCAGTGTAACCATTAGAGCTGGCGATCGCATTAGCTTGAGCAGCAGCGATATCAGCAGTATAGTCACGACCTAAGGTAATTACATTACCTTCGTGGTCTTTGGTGAAGATCTTACGATCGACTAAGTTAAGTGCAATAGCACCTTCTTCCAGGTCGGCCGCCAGAGGTACGGCACTTGCAGTGATTGAACGGTCAAACTGAATCTGACCAAGATCAATGGCTACGTTCTCTTCACCTGAGGTTGAGTTAACTGTAGGCATGGATTAAACTCCTAAAGATGGGATGCGGTCCCAGATTAAATATACTTGACGAGCGTGTCATAGTATCGAGATAAAATGGAGGTAGTTTTTTACGACTACCTCCTTGTAAGGTTAAGCACTAACGCCAAAGAACTCAGCACGTTTTAACCAGGCAGTGTTGTAGAAACTCTCCCACTCTTCTGCGGTATTGAGGACAACTGCGTTACCGTTATCGTTATTAAATGGAACAGGAACAAAAGGCTCGCCGGCTTTTTCACGCTTCTCAAGGAAACGATCAATAGACGTCCAACCGTTTTGGTCAGCTTCCGTTACACTACACATCACGCCATTGAACTCAAAGGCGTTCATCTTACGCCAGTGACGGTAACTGGAATCGGTAGAAAAGTATTCAGCCATCGGACCAGGTTGAGGTTTAGGTGGGAACGACTGATAACTTAGAAGAGGTGAATGTTCTTCTTCATTTTCAATCGCTGCGTTTCTTTCCTCAATCTCAAGGTTAGTCTTTTCAACCTTTTCGTTAGCGGCATGAATCTGAAGGCAGCGTTTTGCCCAAGACTCCTGAAGAAACTCAATGTAATTTGAGTAAGCAGCTTCAAGCGAACTCTCTTTAACATTGGCTTCCATCAGACCTTTGATATACTCAGGTCCAAAAGCCGACATTGAAAAGTCGTAAACAGGACCAGTAGTTTGTTCCCCACTGTTCACCTGTTCAGGTGATAGAATCCACTTAGATAGATTCGGTAAACTAGGACGCGTCATTAGCGTTTCTCCTTAGGTAAAAAGCCAAGAGGGCGAGGTAGGGACATCATCCCAAATAAAACCCTGTGTTTATTTAAATCAGACATCATCGTCAGACCCTGTAAAATGAACTGATGATCGTCACCACTTTGTGAAGCAGTTACCATCCCAACGGTATTGTTAATTGTACCTTCTCTTGTGTAGAGTCGATTATCAACATAGTTAAGCACAGTACCGCCTTCTTCCGTGAACAGTGTATTGTTCCAACTCTGATCAATGTCCTGTAAGGCAACTAAGCCAACATTGTTAGTCTCTACGTTTAAACCATCTTGGATGATAAAACGTTCACCCGCTGCGATACTAACTGATTGGTTACTGGCCGTTAGGGTTATAACCTGAGGTGAGTAGGGTAGTGAGTGATAGTACCGCATTTCTTTAAATAAGACTGTTAGCGATACAAGACCGGGTATGTCTTTACTTTCAAAAAGTAAAGGGATATACTTAAAGGTATCTAACTTCCCATGGTCTTCCAGGTTGCTATTTTCTAATACAATAGGCTTATGTTTAATAACCCCATTATTTGTAATAGAAAAGCCAGACTGATCACCTACCACCTCAAACGATGACCGTTGAAGTGCTTGCTTGGTAACCGTCTCTGCCTGACCTTGTTTACTGTAAACAACGCCATTGATTGCACACCCTAAAATAACCCCACGTTCACCCGCTGCAACCGATACGCTACCTACACCATTTTCTACAAATCGACCAATATCTCGAATGTCTTGTGGTAAGAATGGTGCGGCGTTAGAGGTCTGGGAGATGATGGCCACTTTACCAGATTCAAAGTTAAACGTTAACACCTCAGTAGTGTTATTTAATCCAGAAGACCAGCTAGTAAAACCCCAGTCTATCCCACTTAGGTCATTGGAAACAACTGCGTAGTTATTCGACCCACCAATTTTTCGAGGGAACTGATAGTCCTTAGAAGTTCCATCTGGCAATTGTGCTACCCATAGCGCATTGGGGATGTAATCTACATTAAAGTTATCCATCATAGTCCGAAGATCAGTTGGATTACAAAATAGATTATTCAACATAGGTGGATTAAAGTAAGCATAGTCGAGGTCTTCATAAGACAACACAATTACACTATCACCAACTTGCCAATCATCTACCACTATCTCCCCATCGCCTAGTGTTGCTCTAGTACTAGAGCTATAACGATTATATTTAAACGGGTAGATAGAGCTGTAGGTGTTGATAGGGAAATAAGTCCCTGATACACTTCCGTCATCACCTGTTTTAGCTGCAGGGGTAAACTCGTTGCGTGTTTCATTGTAAAGGTAACACCCACCACGCACATCGGTCTGTGAAGGGAGTGCTGACAATGTGACACTGTGCGTATCAGTACTTTCTAGCGTGGTACGTTCAACACGTAATGCTCTTGCTATTTCATTACCTCGAACCCGGCCTGCTGAGAAACCGTCCGTATACCTATCAGCATTAAGCTCTATACCGTGTGCTGATAGTCTCAGATCATCGATCTGAAAATGGTACACGTTTTCATACGTCCAATCAAACGGTGTTCCGCTTACAGGATCTTGTATGGTGGCACCAAAGTCTGATAATACCCCACCTTCCTCTTTAGTTAAAAAGCAGTCAGCGGTAGTTGTTGCAAGTTTGGCTAATGATGAAACATCCCACCATTCTGCACCACCGACACCGCTCTGTTTAGAGAGTCTAGTACCGTTGGGGTTTAAGAAAGGGTGATATGCGCCTTTATTGAAACGATTAACAATGGCGATCGGTAACCAATATACATTGTCTATTTCACCAGATAAAAATTCAGCTGGTGCAATGCAAACACCGAAATCTTCTAAATCCGCAGGGTAATTATTAGATAAAGGTTGTTGGAAAACCTCGCTGTTGTTAATAGGAGGTACTGTTGTACTAGAACCTTGTGGACTTAGTCTGTAAAGGAATCCAGATTCAGTACCGGACGTTCTAACGTAACTGGCTGCCCCTCTATCATAACCTGTTGCGAAGTCCCAGCGACAGCCCGATGCTGGTGTAGATCGTATACGATATTGCCATTGATAGACCTTATCACCATCAATGAAGATGTTATGGTCAGGATTATCTAAGATCTCATTCTTTTGAGCGTTAGTCAATGTAGACCACACTAAACCAAATCCAGCGATACCACTGCGCTCAGTATCCCAATCGCCAAAAGCACTATAGCTTTCTGGCATAACTTCGGCACCTTGAACACCTATCCCAAACGCTTGTCTATTTCGACATTGGACGTTACCGTATGGGTATACTACAGGACATTGACCGCTTTCATCACCTACCTCAACTTTAAAGACTTCCATACCTACTAATACAGAAGACCCGACATATTTAACTTTAGTAAAATACGAGGTATCGGTTAGTAAAACACCTACTGGTGCGGCGGTTGTACAGAGGTAGATGTCATTAGCAACAATTACATGTTCATTGCGACTGTATGCATTTGTGGTGGTGGTGCTAGTTTCAACCTTGGCACTGGGTGATTCTGGCAGGAATATGCTATTTCTAGCACTGGCTCCAACGTAGTTTTGAACTACACGAATCCCGTCTACGTTATAAACCGGGTAGTCGGTTAAACTACTGCCAAAGGAATTAGCATCGGCACCATTTCGACCCATTCTAAATGCGTTAACAACACCGCCATAATGAGTACACCAAATACCATCATTCACCTCGCGGTTAGATGCATCGTAGTAATGTTTGCCGGGATTAATAAAACCAGATACCGCGTAACTATCTCTTCTATCCTGACGCAGAGATTCAAACTCGCGTACAGTCATGCCCTTTAAACTACGAGGCAAGAGTTCAGATAATTCTTTCATACTTTGCTCCAATTAAGGGCCCTGATAGGGCCCTATCTACTTTACCATTTAACGACGCGAGGATTTGGGTGCTAATCCCAAACACCGTTCTACGGTCGCGGTACCATAAGCCACCATACGGTCATTTAAGTCTCCCATAAAGGCCGTACGACCAGTGTAGGTAAATGTACCGTCATCACCGTATAAGTTAGTGTATTCGACCCGCATACTTCCTACAAAGGTACCATCTTCCCTATAAATACGTCCATCATCCTGGTTAACAGTATGGCTATCAAACGTCGCAGCCGCCCATGTGGTCGTGATAGGTTGAGTAGCAACTAATACCATCCCTTCTAAAGACCGGTCCCTTACACCAACAAGTGTAAAACGTTCACCTACAGAAATATCTACCGTAAGGCCATTAGTAACATCTAACACCGAGACTGGGTCCGTTGAAGGATTATAAGTCAACCCTTTAAACATCATCCATCCTGTCACTAATTGACGCTTAGAACCACCCATTCTGAATAACTGGGTAAAGAACTTTATACCATCACTGTTATCTAAGAACCCAATATCATTGTGTCTCATCAATGAACTATTAGACCCATCTGGCATGATGTAGGTGCTTGTATTTTCCCGCCAGCCATAAGAGATAGCAGGGTATTTCACTGGGCCAATTTCACCCTGACCAGTTGGTTTTTTACCCGTTAACGTCAAACAGGTCACTGCGCCAGATTCAACTCGCCAATCAGCAGCAACGTGAATGTCACTAAGCTTCAAGTCTAACGGACTATAGTTATTATCCGGTATTAAGAATCCTGCATACCACAAATATGGCATTACATCGATGTGTAAATCTGAAGTTGATTTACTTACACCACCAGGATCGCCGTAACCAGCAGTAACTGCCGCTGAAGATATCCAAGACACACCATCACGCTGATAACCCGATGCAGCTACTTTACATGGGATATTTTGAGGCAAGATTTGCTTCGGAGTACCGTCTGGTATAACTGGTACCCAGTTTCCACCAACTAATGGTAATGGATTTGCATTACCCATTAACCCCAATAACCGCTCTGGTGTACATACTACATCGTAACCATAGACTTGATGGAAAGACAATGGTACATCGGTGTAACCAATGATGATGATAGTATCACCTACTTCCCACCCATCTGTGATAAATGACGGCGCATTGCCTGTACTACCATATTGGTCAAAGAGTGCCATCGGGTTGATGTCTTTATGTAGTGACCAAAGACTCGTCGTCGTACCATAACGCATAGCTGGGGTTAGCATACCCTTAGTGACATTATAAACCCATGAGCCACCGTTGTAATCTGAGGATAAATTCTCAGCTGGTACAAGTTCGGAATTGGTCAGTGATGTAATGGTAGTTTGTATCCCAAAAAGTTTTCTAACCCTTTCCCAACCACGAATGCGACCATAGGCAATGTCACTAGCAAACGTATCCGGTGTCCCAGTATACCCTGCAGCAAAATGACGAAGGTCGTCAATTATTCCGTTATAAATAACGTCATGATAGACACCCATTGGATGTCCTGATAATCCTGAGTCATAATCACCAGAGTTCAGAAAAACACCTTCACCCTCTTCATCCGCTACATACTTAAAGCAGTCGGCGGTTGTGATAGGTGTGTCGATGTTTGGACTAGACCAGTCAGAACTACCATCATCGGTATTACGGTGGAAACGTCGAGTCCCGAATGGATTCATTCTAGGATGATACCCACCTTTATTGAAACGAGTAATACGACACAGTGGGATGAAATAAGACTCAGCAGCACTTAAGCTACTATTAACTATCCCTAATGACCATACTCCGGGAGAGTTAGCTGAATAACCGTTAGACACCCCTAATGTTCGGTTACCTGAATCTGAATATTCGTCAGTAGTTAAACTTCTACCCTGAAACGCTACCGTATAGTCCTGTGATTGAAGGGGTCGTGGTGCAGTTTGACTATGCATGTCTTCTAGGTCAATCGAATAGAACTCTTGACCAATACCACGCCAACTACGAAGTCTGTACTGCCATTGGTAATATTTCCCATCTGTTTCAATGATATTGTTATCTGGGTCAGATACCCAAACTATACGCTCTTGAGCTGAAAGTTCAGTCCAATCCATACCCATACCCTGGGTCACGGTATCCTCAGAATTACGTGCCGAGTATGCTTGATCCATCACGGTGTTGCTAAGCGTCTGACCTTTCCATTCAGTTAACCCACACTGGACGTTACCGTATGGGTAAACAGCCGGTGTACGATCACCACCTTCACCCAGCTCTACTAAGAAAACCTCTAAACCAAACACATCTTCTCTAGACACCGCATCGCGTCTTTCAAATAACGCTGTGTTGGTTAAAGATTGGCCAGTAGTAGCACCGGTGTATGAAACACAGACATAAATGTCATCGTCTACTACGACAAAATCACCCAGTACATAATCACGGGTAGTAGTGGCGTTAATTTCAACATAGGCGTCAGGGGCATCATCGATATCCCAAATACTAGTAACAGAATACAGAGCATTTTCAGCTTCAATACCTACATTAACTAATTGGGTAGCTTTAATAGCTCTGACGTGTAACGCAATGCCATCAACGTTGAAAATTGGATAGTTAGATTTACTTTTTCCTTCAGTCGGACTAGCTAAATCGTCTAAACGCCCCATGTAGATACGTTTCTTAACGCTTTCCCACCCATACATCCCGTTAAAGGCGAAGTTATTTTGAGTTTCTCGAGGGCCAGATTGCGTTGTGTTCTTACCCGGCTCAATCATCCCGCTACCGGCGTAAAGATTACGGCGCTGATCCCTCATTGCCTCAAACTGAGACCGAGGTGTGGCCTGCAGCGCACCTGGAACTCGGTTAGTTAAATCAGTCATTTTAACTTACTCCAAAAAGAAGGGTGTGGTAAACACCACACCATTATTTATTACTATCGACCGGTTTTATTTATAAAACCAAGAGGACGCGTGTGATAGGCGTAACCTTCAATGATTTTATTACCCAACTTATCCGTTATATAAGAGAAACGGGTACGGGAGGTGGTTGTAAACTGACCGTCGTCTCCTTTAGCAGAAGGCTGTACTAGTTCTAAGACCGGCGCATAGCCGTTACTTGCATAGATCTTATAATCATCGTAATTTATTTCGTAATTAGACAAATCAGATGAAATGAGCGGAAGGTCTAGGTCGTCTAACACATTGAGCGTATATTTCTCCAGAATTGGATTATTACTATTTATAAAACGAATGTGTTGACCTTTACTTACCGTTCTAGGCGTTGTATCCGATAGATCTACCTCAATGGCGTTATCGTCAAAGAAGTTATAAGCCATCTCTTTATATAACACCCCCATCCATGCTAAACCAATACTATTTTCTACATCTTCACGCGCAATGTAAGGTAATACTTTAACACTAGGACCTACTGCATTATACAACACTTCCTGATGACGTATAGGTCTTTCCAACTCGATGGTAGGAAAAGATGATAGTCCATAGCTGATTCGGTTATAAGGCGCTTCCTCTAACAGGTAAGAGAGAAACTCACGGTTACTATTTTCTGTAGGTATTTTACCTATCAGGTTTTTAATAACCATACCACCTTTCTCACTCTCCCTGTTCATCAAATGCCAGACTCTGTCTGAGTACTCACTTGCTGGTGGGAATGGTGCCCTTATGATGTTAAAAAGTAAAGAAGGGGTGCTATATAACAACGCAAGTAAGTTACCGGAACCGTTAGTAATGGTTGCGGCATTATTACTCGATAAGAAAGCCGGTATATATGTGGTGTTACCAACTGTTGAATTAGTAAATGATTCATAGTCGGTACTTACAATACACTGTACAGAGTAATTATTCTCTACTAACCGGCTAGCTTCCACCGTAGGGTCATTACCAACAAGGTCTACAGGTAACCAACGTGCAGCCATAATCGGATTAGAGCCAAAGTTTTGATATAGCGATACTAAACTATCAGGCTCTGCTATAATGTCCATAACCGGAATTTCAGCATCTCCTACTTTGGTATGTAGATAATCTACAATAACCAACTCATCTCCAGCTTCCCACGTTGCAACGCGGTCCGGCTCAAACGCATTAGGTACGTACTGCCACTCGTACATGTGGTAATCAGCACTTTCTGGCAGGGCTTTTATCACCTCTTCGTTAGTGTTAGTTAGAATGTAGTAAACACCTTTAATGGATTCATTTTTGGTCTTATTATAAACCTGAATACCTCTAACATGCGTTTCGTTAGCTTGGTTGAGGCTAACACTTGGCAAAATATCACCATTTGCTCTTGCTTCAACAATCGTCGCTTCGGTAACGCGCATTTTTAAGATGTCTTCCCACGGCCGTTGCCTTAACATAGTCAGGTTGAGAAAGTGTTCATCAGGATTATTACTGATACCGTTGGCCGGTATACGTAGATCTTCAACGTTATCCTGTTTAACCACATCATGATAAAGTCCCTGGGGGTTTCCTGAATACCCACTATCAAGGTTCCCTGAGTTATGCCAAACACCTGGCGACATAGCCGTAGAGGTGATGGCAAAGCAATCTGCAACAGTCACAGCAGCTTGTACGTTATTTGACAACCATGAGCCAGCGCCTGCCGTATCAAGACGAGAAAAACCAGCAGTCCCAAATGGATTTAGGATAGGGTGGTAAGCACCACGGTTGCGGCGACGCATACGACAGATAGACATAAAGAACATCGTATCACCTTCCGTTATAGCACTATTTGGCGCATATATCGGATTGGTAGCCGCAATACCAAATGATGTATCTTTTGGAAAATCAAAATGGCCGTTGGTCAGTAGGTAGTTAAAGTCCACGTCCTCTTCAGGTCTGGCATACTGCGGTAGCTTGGATGTCAATTTACCTTGAGGCTTAATATAGGTAAAATGGTCACCAATAGCGTCTGGTAAATTAAAGTAAGGATAAGCTCGATTAAACCCTAGACCTTTAGACGATATAACGCGATGACGGTACTGCCACTGAAACGCCCGGCCATCTTTAAAGAAGATGTTGTTACGGGGGTCTGTATAAAAGACTTCTCTTTCTTCTGGCGAAAGCTCGTCCCATCGCGCACCATAACTTTCGCGATGGTGTTCACCAGGGTACGATGATGTATATTCATCCGGCATGATATTAGGACTTAAAGCCAATACTTCATTTCTGTTACGTATGCCGGTGTAACCTGTAGGACCATGTTGCACGTTACCGTAAGGATAGACCGCTGGGACTCGGTTATCCCCTTCACCCAGCTCTACTAAGAAAACCTCTAAACCAACAAGATCTTCGTGAGTACACCCTTCTACTTTTTCAAAATACGTGGTATCAGTTAAAGGGGTTTGGGCCGGTGCGGGGTTATAACTAACAGTAACGTAAACGTCATTATCCTTTACTACATACTCGCCCTGAACGTATTCTTTACTAGTCGAAGTAGAGGTTTCAACATTAGCAATTGGCGCTTCGGGTAGGGGTACTAAGTTGTTGTCTAATGAACCCCAACGGTTACCTAGTACATGGATAATAATACCATCAACCATGTATATAGGGTTATCGCTGCCACTTTGACCATCAGCATCGTTATTGCCTCGGCCAAAACGCATTTGGTTAGATAGGGTGGGAAACCACATACCGCCAGGGCCTAGCGGCCGGTCTTCTAACTGGCGACCTTGTTCAATATAGCCGCTTGATACAAACTTCTCGCGGTTATTAGCCCGCATAGCCTCGAAGCTAGCCAAACTCATCGGTGGTTGGAGATCCGGTAACCGATTTGCTAAGTTATTCATGAGTTGATACTCCTAAATTAAAATCATGTTAGATGTACTGAACTTTAACGGTCCAGAGATCTGTTTGTGCTTTGGTCAGAATGGCCATAAACGGCTTATTAGTTAGCTGGACGTCGTCCGTTTCCTCGTCACCGTCAATTAACCATTTACCGCTAGTAAGTGTAACAGTAATATCACCAGCATCTTTTGATAATCGAGATATCTCAAACTGCTGACCTATGTCGTAATTGGCTGTGTCGATGGTATATGTTACATTAGCGCCGTTACCGTATTCAACTCTAGTCAGTTGGCGGTTGGTATCAAATGTCCGATTGCCTGAGTTGTAGTAATAGAGTGGTAATGGGTTAACGTTAGGAACGTTAGATAAACCAACCGTAGATTTAGTAACATTGTGGGGATTAGATTCTTGAAAGTGTGCTTGTAATATAGCATCGTAATTCTGACCTAATTTAACAATATTACCCTGGTCATCCTTGGTGTAGAGTATTAAGTCTTTAAGGTTGGCCGCTAGCTCACCTTCTTCAAGAAGAACAGGCTGTGGTTCAGCATTAGGTGTAATAGAACGCCTAATTAACAATGGACTTAATGCGGTACCACCGGGGGTGGTTATTGAAGGCATGATAAACTCTCCTTATAGTCCCGATGGGATTTCAATGGCGGTAGCAGGAGCGAAGATAGATTCAAGATCAGATTCTGTATAGATACCTAATCCTTCTATTACGGGCCTTAACCTTTCATCGTTAAGATTAATGTACTCGCGAGACCGTAGGTTAGTCAAGTACTTATATAACACCATGTTAGGTGGGTCTTGATCCATACCGGCCTTAGACATGGCGTATATTGTTTCAAGTTTATTATCAATATCTAGTCGATCAAGAAATGAGGCGACTGATATAATGTACGTATCAACAACCCCGATCGCAATCGTTTCGCTCTGGAAAGTAATTACCTTGGACGTGTTATCAGAAAAGTTTTTTCTTATCTGATCTCCATCTTCCGGTTCCTCTCCAGGACGACTGAGGTTATCAATCGACACAATCGTCCTACTCATAACTCATCTCCTATCAAATAATCACAGGTAAGGGTTTGCCTAGAGCTCCAGCTATACATGTTGGCATATTCAATCTTAAGTTGGTTTTCAAAATGAACACCCCCCTTAAAGAAATTCTGCCTGTATTCTTCCGTGATAGTTTCTCTATCTTTAAAAAAGTAGAATCCCCCTACTGACCCCCAAGAGGACCCTTCCGACCAATACCCCCAAGCTAGGTGTCCATAATTCCAATTATTGGTGAATGTAACACTTGACTCTCCATCGACGGTAATTCTTAGATACATGGGTTGTTTTAATCCATGTATAGCGCTAAGTACTCCTTTTCCATTTAACTGAAGATAAGGCTTAAAAACATTAGCATCCCCTCTGTCAGTTTTAAATGGGTCTCGAGAATAGCTACTGTCGTGCCTCTCAGAGAATTGGGTTACCATGAAAGGCGCTGGGACATTGCCAACAAGATTACCCATGACCGATGTTGCGAACACTGCGTCTCGCAATGGTATTTTGGGATAATAGAATTTTTCTACTTCTTCAACCGGAAGTAGGGTATAGAGTTCACGTGGCATCTTTTAACCTACTTAACAGTTTGTTATAACAAGACTGCTATCGGTTTACACATTGTACTTAAACTTCCAGAATTAGTAAGAAATTGGTCTATCCACATAAGTTCTCCACTCAGTGTTTACAGTGTCAATTTGCTCCTGTAAACCCTTTGTTTCAGATTGTGGATCGCCAATAACAATATCCGTTAAGTCGGGGTTCTTACCCCACAACCAACCTGCTCGATATGTTTCTCCATTTTCACAAGTTGTCGTTATCCGTGTAACACAGATATGCATGTCGTCCCAGTTCGCACTATTGTCATCCAACTCCAGATACAGTGCGTTGCGGGTAGCGTCGAAGTATTTAAAGGCATACTTAAGTTTTTCGCCAGCCAGTTCGGTACCATGCATGTTGACCAACACATTGTCCCCTTCAATCTCTTTATAAGAGAGGGAGTATCGGGCAACACCTTTTGAAGATATCAACTCAAATTCAATAACGTTAATAGCGTTTTGCCCTATTGAACGATTAATCAGTAAACGTAGCGCGCCGACATAATCGCCCGGTACAAAAGATGCTTCATCTTGAGTAATGAGTTTAGAATGACCAACGTCAGATGTCTTCTTAGCAAGCTGTTTGAGTATTTGTTCAACAAACGCTTCGTTAGATACATCAACAGCCTGCTTGACTTCACCAATAACTTCTACCAGTTCACTCAGTCCCACTAAGTCATAGCCGCTATGTTGGTGATCGGCAGGTGGGAAGACTTCTGGTTTATTCTTAATGTCATCCCAGTTAACCGTGAGGTCGGAGACTTCAAGTGTCGATAAGACTTCTTGAATAGCGGCTGCCTCAGAGGCATACCGCTCACCTACTGTCTGATAACTTAAGAGTAAAGTATCAGTGGTTAGGTTCTCATTAAGCAAAGCTACCGCAGTCACTACTTCATGACCTGTCTCCATCGTCGCTTCTTGATACAGGTAGACTAATTTATAGTCATCACCAGGCACTAAGGGATTACCACCCTGTGGCGTTAATGTAAAGCCCTGTGCATAAAACGGCGTGTGGGTAGGTACAATAATCTGGTTAGTCACTGTTGATAAGGTAACAATTTCACCCGAGATCGCGTTAGTCTGAGCGACAGCTGTCGGGTCAAACGGGTATTTTTGTAATTCAGGTAACATGACCTGCTCCTTAGTGAGATTGCATAGGTGGGTAGGGATTTACCCTACCCACCGATGTGTTTAAGATTAGTGATTATACCGCACCGGCGATGACAATCCATTTTGATTCCGCTTTAATCCAACGCAACCAAACCCAACCGTAATCTGATGAAATGGTAAGAGGTTCATCAGAAGCCACATCTTCAATAGGACCATTGATATTAATCGCATAGTTAGAAGAACGACCATATCTGTCTTTGACAATAATTTCTGAACCATCCAGAATGCTATCATCACTTGGTAAAGATCTGGTAACTGATTCAGCGGTCGTATCGGCTAACCAAGTTGTCCATGGTGTTAACTCACCACTACTGGCCATGTCGTTGATCATCGTGCGAGCAATGCGACCTTCTTCATAGAGCACATTAAAAGCCTGTGCTTCAAGAACGGCCTGGTTAACACCATCTAAGGCTGATGTGGCATCGCTGGCTGCCATAATAGCAGCTTCAGTAAGGCTGTAGATGTCAGCTTTTTGAAGTTCTTGTAATGCTTTAGCATTATAGAACATATCTTCGGAAGTACGTGAACTTTCAGCTAATTTACTGAGTCGCGTATATTGACCTTCAACCAACTCTCTTACAGTTGGCGGGGTCTCGTTCGTAGTATCATTATCGGCCATTAGAGGGCACCTCAAACAGAATTAGGAGTGAATAAGATGGTCGTTTTAAATGTGCTTAAATAGCCCGGGATAAAACGAG